TTTTCATTTCATCCCAAAACATAGGCTTATCCTTTCCGGGCGGTTTAGCCGCCGCCCTTCGGCTCACGTTTTACTTTTCGATGGAAAACCATTTGCCGGCTTCGTCGTAGTAGCCGAACTCAAAACCGCCGTCATCGAGATAGTTGATGCAGTAGAAGTGGTTTGCCGAAGAAACGTTCTTTAAGCAAACCATCATCCCATTCAGCTCATGTCTGAATCTTTCCATCGTTTCAAACGAAGTTTCTTTCCTCACGGTGTTCATGACTGCAATCTTGTTGCGGATGATCCGGATGATCGTTTCTGTCGCGTTCATTTCAATTTCCTTTCTGCCTGTTGGCTCACGTGGTTAAGTTTTCTTAACTTCTGTGATTATTATACTGCTATAATTTCAAAAGTCAAGCCAAAATTTTAAGAAAACTTAATTATTTTTCTCCGCTTATGAATTTTAGTTGCCTTTTCTTAATTTCGGTGTTATTATCATTTCGAGAAAGGGGTGATGATGTGAAAAGTCAATACGAAAGAATTTCCAGTCCGTCAGAGCGACTGAAAGAAGCCCTTGATATAAGAGAAATGAAAGCGGCTGAATTGTCGGAGCGATCTGGAATTAACAAACCGTCTATAAGCTGTTATCTATCAGGGCGATATGAGCCAAAACAAGAAGCGTTATACAAAATGGGAAGAGTGCTTGACGTAGCTGAAATGTGGCTTGCCGGGTATGATATACCGATGGAACGACCGAAAGAGCAAAAAAACAACGATGCCATTTCTGACATCGTTGTAAAGTTGCGCAGTGATGAAGAATTCCTATCTATTGTAGATAAAATTAGTAAGATGGATTCTGAAAAGCGGAAAAGCTTAAATGCTTTTCTGGATTAAATGCCTGTGGATGCTTTGAGCATGATTTGATAAATAAGGTCTAATAGTTCGACATCATTGCATCTTTCTAATAGTTTGACAATTTCGTGTATGTATGTTGACTTATCCATTTTAGACATCCTTTCATTAGAAGGGAACTAATGTTCTTCGGGTTAATTTTACGAAATTGCAATAAAATTTGAAACCAGAAACAAATACCATTTTTGTAAAAGGTTGCCCGGCCACCGTGCCACCGAGTGACCGGGCAGAGCAGATCGGTTGCAGCCCCTCACCTGCTATGGCTACATAATAGCGTGTATTTTCATAAGAAGTAAACATTCAAACCGGAATGATCTATGCCGCAGACGATTAAATCAATGTATGGTTAGGATAACGGGGGATTTTATGGAAAACAGGACTATTATTCAGCAAATCCAGCCACAATGCGACAACCTTTACAAGAACATCAAGAAAGCCGTGAACGCGCAGCACCGGACGCACCGCGAGATTGTAGAGCAGACCGGTATACCGCGCTCGACCATTGCGAAATTCCTGTCCGGTGCGCTGTCAAACCCCTGCGTGTTTTATGTCGCTGCCCTATGCAAATATCTGAATCTATCTATGGACAACCTGTTTGACATAGAGCCACCGAAAGAGCCAGACACGGGAACGATTGCCGAGCTTCAAAATAAGCTGAACAGCGCGGAGCAGCAGATAGAACACCTGAACGAAAAGTGCCGGATGCTGGAAGACGGGATAAAGGAGCGGAAGCCGGTCATTTATGCGCTTGCCGGTCTGTGCATCTTCCTTTCCGTCGCCCTGTGCAGCTATATAGTAACGGACATTAGCAACATGGATTTTGGCTTTTTCACCGCCGAAAACCGCGTGGAAAGGCTTGGACTGCTTGCTTCCGCGGTGATTGCGGTCATCCTAACGGCAATGCAATTTATAGAAAAGGCCAGAACGAAAAGAAAGAAGGATAAAGAGAACGACAACTTAATATAATCAAACAATAACCCACGAAAGAAGCTGATCGTTTTGTATTATCAACCGAAGATAGATTTTAAGCCGGAAGAAGTCATTGATTATTTAAGAAAATCCCGTTCGGATGATCCGCTGCTGACTGTGGAAGAAGTCCTTTCCAAGCATGAAGCCATGTTGGACGAATGGGCAGAAAAGCACCTCGGCGCGGTCGTGCCGGAAGAGAATAAATACAGGGAAGTGGTATCCGGGGAAACCATAGCAGAGCGCCCGGAGATCAACCGCGTTTTGAGATTGATAGAATCGCCGAAATATAAGGCCGTCGCCGTGGTAGAGCCGCAGCGTCTGACCCGTGGCGATCTTGAAGATATAGGGCGGCTGATGAAGCTGCTGAAGCACACAAACACGCTTGTCATCACGCCGCAGCGCATTTATGACCTGCGGGATGAATACGACTGGGACGCCTTTGAACGCGAGCTGAAGCGCGGAAATGACTATCTGGAATATACCAAGAAGATTCTGAACCGTGGGCGGCTGCTGTCCGTCAGTCAGGGAAACTATGTCGGAAATACGCCGCCATACGGATATGATAAAACGTTCGTCACGGAAGGGAAGAGGAAGTGTCCTATCCTTGTTCCGAATAAAGCAGAAGCGGACGTTGTTCGCATGATGTTTGACCTGTATGTCAACAAAGACATGGGCTGCACAAACATCTGCAAGAAGTTTGACGAAATGGGAATCAAGCCGCCGAAAGGGGATTATTGGTCTCCGGCAGCAATGACAAAGATGCTTCAGAACATTCACTATATCGGAAAGGTCAAATGGAATCACCGAAAGACGCTGACCATCGTTGAAGAAGGGGAGTTTAAGAAGACGCGCCCGGTTGCACAAGTAGGGGAGTTCCTGATCTACGACGGAAAGCACGAAGCCATTATTCCCGAAGAGTTGTTCAACGCCGCGCAAGCCAAGAAGGGAAAGAACACGCGCCAGAAGCCGAACACGAAAGTCAGAAATCCGTTTGCCGGTCTGATCTGGTGCAGGTGCGGACGCGCTATGTCTCTTCGGACATACAAAAACCGCGATGCAGCGCCGCGCCTTTTGTGCGACGGACAAACCCATTGCAAAACCGGCTCTTGCCTGTATTCCGAAATGGAAGAGCGCGTAATATCGATCCTGACGGATTGCATCAAGGATTTTGAAATCCGCTTGAAGAACGACGAAGGCGATTCTGCCAAGCTCCACGCACGGCTTATCAAGAATCTGGAAGCCAAGCAGAAAGAGCTTGACGAAAAAGAGCTTGCCCAATGGGAAGCGCAAGCTGACCCCGATCCGGCAAAGCGGATGCCGCCGCATATCTTCCAGCAGCTAAACGAAAAGCTGTTGAAAGAAAAAGAAGAAGTCAGACAGGCGCTTTGCAAGGCTTACGAATCCATGCCCGAGCCTGTCAATTACGAAGAGAAGATCACGCAGTTTTCCGAAGCGCTCAACGCCTTAAAAGACCCAAACATTGACGCGGCAACAAAAAACAGGCTCTTGAAAGCCTGTATTGAACGCATTGAATATCACCGGGACACGCCGCAGCGGATTAAAAGCCAGCAGGTGAGATATTACGACCAGAAACAGAAGCGCACACGCTACAAATCGCCGCTAAGCACGGGCGGCAACTGGACAAGCCCGGAGATCGTGCTTGATGTTAAACTGAAGGCGTGATTCTTCGCGCCGTCCATTTCCATCAGTTGTGCGCCCATTCAACCGCGCATGACTGATGGATATGGTTAAACCAAACCGAGAAAAGCCTTATATATCAACGGAAAGGAAGAACGGAATGAATACATTAGGATTGCTTGAAACGCTGTTGGTTGCCAATATGATAACTGCGGAGGAATACAAGGAAAGAAAAGCGGTGTATGTTGAATCGCTGCTTGAACTGTACTGTTTGGGGATTATAACACAAGAACAGATGAATGAAAAGTTGAATAATTGAAGAAGGACTTTGAAGCGCTGGCAATCTGTCAGCGTTTCTTTTTGTTCAGATTTCGTTTTTTGCGGCTTGTATTTTCTCGTTCTGTGTTTTAGAATATTTTCACACTTCTGTCAACGGAGGATTGTTTATGGGCTTGCTTGATATTTTCAAAAAGAAAAACACAGAGACGAAAATCACATGGGAAACGACAATAAACACAAATGAAAGCTATGACCCGTGGGCAAAAACAAACGAATCAAGAAATGACAATTATGCGATTGCTGCCTTTATCAGAATAAGCGAACGCGGAGCAAAAATAGGCAGTACAAATGACGATTACGCAAGATATTTTAACTATGAATTTCATGTTTACGACCCGATAAAATACCACAAGAAAGTGATAACGGACGGGTATCTTGTTGAAGCAACTCCTGAAGTTGCCCTTGGAAAACTTAGGGTGGATCAGCTCAAAAACATCCTTGATGGTGCTGGTTTGCCGAGCAAAGGGAAAAAGGCTGATTTGATCTCACAGATTGTGAGCAACGTGGACATTCCATCCTTAAAATTAGATCGATACTATGTTCCGTCCGAAAAAGGTGCAGCACACCTAAAACAGTATGAATACGTTTTTCGCCTGAGAGACTACGGCCTTTCATGGGAAGAATTTGACAAAGCAACGGAATCGTATTCCGGATATTGCAAGCCCGATGATATTATATGGAAAATCCTAAATAACAGGTTTAACGCTTATAACATAAGCGGGAGTTTTGGACTGGCACGAAACGAACTGTTTAATATGGGAAAACTGCTGGAATACGAAGGGAAAAGCGTGGATGCCTTGTGCCACTATGCTCTTGTCCTTTATTATGACACAAACGGTTGCGGAATCGGAGAAATTGCACCCGGCATTATTGAGCGCATTCACAGCCTAAAAGATAGCTACGATGACAGAATAATCAGCAGGTGTTATGACAGATACCGCTTGCCGCACCAGTATATCAGCAGAGATAAATTTAGAGAACTTCTGTTTGACATATTCAGCGATAAGACGATTAACATGAAGAATTATACAAGCGTGAAAACTTAAATAGGCACAAAAAGAAAGGGGAAGGCCGTGAAGCCTTCCCCTTTTCATATGATGAACGATATATCTATTGGCAACCATGTATTATTCGGCGCGTCAGCCCATGCAGAGCCGTTTCTATACCGGGCGAAGCGTACCAGACCCGCAGCAGTAACGGTGCAAAGCCAAATTGCCGTACCGCTGCCCTGACAAATGAAATTGCCCTGCACTTCCGGTCTGTATCCTTCGGGAAGCGTCGTAATGGTCACGTTATCCGTGCCGCCCGTCAAGGTTGCCTTCGGCGTGACAACGCCCTTCAAATAGACAACGCCGCCGACCTTCCTATATCGCAATGTGTTTCCGGCGTTTGCGGCGTATGTCTCAAAGTCGCTTGTCAGCTTTGCCGTTATCCAGCCGGGATTTCCTGTTACATCGTAGCCATTGCGGAAGATGACAGGAAGGGCAAATTCTATGCCTTCCGCAAGCTCTGACACCTTGCCAAAAGCAAGGCCGCGCCCGGAAGAATTGAAGTCAAGCAGCGTGAACGCCGTGGGAATCTCCACAGTTTTTGTGATTGTGGTGAAATAGTCCTTGACGGTCAGGCGCACGTCATAGGCAGAATCAACGTTCAAGGTGGCGGCGGTTATCAGCGTGGTCGATAGCGTGTACCCCGTGCCATCCTTCAGCTTTATCCACTCGCTGGATGCCCGCGCCTTGTATTCCAGCGTATACTTGCTTGTGTTTTGGCTGGAAACAGGGGAGATATTGAAGCCGAAGCCAATTTTGCCGTGTGTGCCGTCATAGTTTTCTGTGCCGTCTGCCAAGCATCGCACAGCGGATATTCCACGGATGACAGGCGCAGCATAGGCAATAACCGTCAGCGTCTTTGTGGCCTTTGCCGTGCGTCCACGGCTGTCTGTAACGGTGATCGTGACGGATTTCGTGCCGCTGGACAGCGTACCGGTTACGGGCGCTGCGCCGGTGTAGCTCTTTCCGTCAACGGTCGTTTTGTATGCCTTGATGATAGAGCCGTAAGCACCCGCCGCCACAATGCCGATCTTGACCTTAGACTTTCCTTGCACAAAAGCGCCGAACTGCACCGCAAGCCCGGAAACTGTTTCCGTAATGGAAACGGTTGAAATTGTCGGGACAACAGCAGCCGGGACATTTGCCTTGAAGGATACCGTCTTTGTGCCTATCAGCGTATTTCCGTTGTAGGTCTTGCAGGTGATTGTACATGTACCGGACGTGCCGGACGGAATCTGACTTGCAAGGGAAAGGGGAACGTCCCAAGCCTTGCTTGTACCAAGGCCGCTGCCAATCGTGCCGGTTGCATTGCCGAATTTATACGTCAGCGTGTGCGTAAAGGCGCTCGCCGCTCTCGGCATATTGATTGTGATACTCGATCCCATGTTTACGCTGCTTGCTGACAGCGTGGGCGTCGTGGCGCGTGGGATCGTGTCGAATGTGCCGCTGCCGGATGCCGTAACATCACCATAGTATGTACCGCCAAGCGTGACCTTGATGCCGATGGTGGACGCGAAAGAACAAGTCTTGCTTCCGTCCGCGCTATGCGCCACGGTGACGGTCTTTGTGAACAGCGTCTTTGTCTGATTGCCGGACAGGGAAGCGGAGAAGGAGAACGTGTATTTTGTGCCGTTGATCGTCAGGCTTCCGCTCTTGCTCGCGCTGCTGTTGATGGTGTAGCTTGCGCCGGTTGACACAAGCTGCACCTTGACCGTTACGCTGGAAGTGTTGTTTGCCGCAGACTGACTGCCAACCGTCCAGACGATTTTCATCTGATAGCCCGTCCGGATCGCCTTTGTTATCGTTCCTGATTTAGCCATACCAGCGCCCCCTAAAGCGATAGCTTTTTGAATGACAGGTTGCCGTTTGCGCGGGGAATGAAAGCGAAATCGCCGAGCTGTAACGAATGGATAAAATGCCCGTCCGTGACGTATAGCTTATTGTCCGAGAAATACGCCACTTCAACGGCGTCCTGAAGAAAAGAAATCCGGTCGTTGCTAATTTTCAATTCAAGCTCATTTCCGACCTGTCCGAGCAGAATAGAGCCGTCCACAAAGCGGATATACTTCCGTATCTCTTCAAACTCTGCATCCGTACCAGCCGCTACCGCTTCGATGTCGGCGCTGAACTGGTTGAACTGGATTTCAACGCTTTCCTTCGTCTGCTCAATCTGCGTACTGACAGAGGAAACAAGAGCGTCCGTATCGTCTTTCAGATAGTAGTTTTCCGCAACGGTTGACTTGATGTTTTCTTCGGACACCTGCAAGGATGCAAGCAAATTCTGTTCCACGTTGTAAATGGCCGTAGAAGCCGTTTTGGACGCATTTTCTATTTGCAGTATAATTTCCCCTTGTGCATCGGAAAGCCCCGCAAGCGCCCCGGAAATGCCCTCTAATGCGCCGCCAAGCGTCAACTTGTTTGCGCCCGGCTCTAACAACTTCAAAGACAGCTTTGTCACAAGAAAATTCTGGTCTATCCCGTGCGGATCGCTTGTAACTTTGACGTATGTTCCAAGGTGGAAACTGCTGAAGGAAGCGTCAACTGCCGCAAGGTCAGCCGCTGTCAGCTCTATGGTTTCCGGCTGGTTGACAAGGCTGGAAAGGTATGCTTGTCCCTTTGCCAGAAGGTTTGACGCTTCGGTCACGTCATCCCATGTATGCGTTGAAAAAATAAGGCCGTACCTGTCGGCGGCTTTCTCATCGACGATATAATCAAGGCCGTCATTGACGGCGGCAACCGTCAGGCGGTTGTCTGTGTCCTTGCCTTCACCGTCCTTCAGCTTTGCGCCGAGCGGAAAAAGCGCCGTTGCGATGTCTGTGCCTTTCCTGATCCGCTTCAGGTCAAGAAGATTCTTTCCGAAGGTGATCTTCTGCGGAGAAAGCAGCGTGAAATCTTGCAGATAATCAATGTAGTTGATATAGCCTTCATGCCGGATGACGATATAGCCGCCGAGCAGGTCAATCAGCTTCTTTTGCACTTCCGTCCATGTATCAACATGGTCAATATTGGAACGGACGATATAATCATTCGGATCGGTGACAGTCACATTCCCGACCGTGAACCATTTGGATTCTTCCACCTGTGCATTATGGTTATCTATCAGCAGATTCAGGAAGCCGGAAACCGTCCCGGAATAGTCATAAGGGCGCTGGATGCTGTCCAACAGGAAAGCAAGCTCGCCCTCGCAGGTCACATGCTTTTCGTTGTAGAAGCCTATTTCATCGTCAAGAACGCGCCCACGGAAGATTAAATAATCATCCTGATAAACCGTGATGATCGACCGCAGCTTTTTTATTGCGCTGTACTGTGGATGATCGGGATAAACTGTGAATTGAAAGCTGCCGGTCTTGTTCAGCTCCAATTCCAAGGACGGATTGAAGATTTTCAGGCTTTCAAGGCTGCTGTTATACAGCGTCGCGCCGTCACAATATACCCTGTGCATAATCACAGCCCCGCTTCCTGATAGGAAAAGGAAATCGTTCCTTCTCCGGTGACGGAAACGATGTTGTTTCCGGCCTTCAGTTCCAGTTCCGGCAATGTGTAGCTGCCGCTGCCCAAGTCCCAAATGTTGTATGTTTCATAGACGATATGCAGGGCGCTGTCTGCTGTGATCGTTACCAGCGGAACAACGCGCTTTCGGAGATTCGGCAGGGAAATCACGCTTTCGCCGTTCACTGTCTGCGTGACAACGGTTTTTGCAAGCTTGTATTTGTACGGCTCGCAATCGCACTCCACGCTTATTTTGCCGATGTTCTTTTCATTCGTGAAAGATGAAACGAAGCACCGCCCAACATAGTAAAAAAGCGGATCATCGTCAAGGATGATCCGCTGCATTTTACCGTGTATCGCGTTTTTGATGGTTGAAAAAAGTGTAAGGAATTCGCTTTGTGGCACTATCGTTGAAAACTTGAATTTGTGCGTGACGTTCTCATACTTCGGTTCTCCGAAAAACTCTGTCAGATCAAGCGCCCCGTCTGCGCCGGGAACGTCAATTTCAATCGTTTTCACTTTCGGGGCTGCAACTTCCTTCGATGTCAAAAGCAGATTGAAATCATCGTAGCTGTGATATGTGCCGAAAGTGATTCCCTTCATGATTTTCCCCCTTATTTTATTTCCATGCGCCGCCCGTTTTGAATTCTGCCAGCGCGTTTTTCCAAGTGCCGCCCTTGCGGTATAGCGTCGTCTGCTTCCATACGCCGCCGACCTTAAAATAAACCGTCGAGCCGAGCAGCGCAGGTGCGGTAAAGGTTGCGGTTTGAACAGCGACCGCGGCACCAACGCCGCCAACCTTGACGGTGATATTTACACCCTCTCCGGCTTCACCTACGAAATAAAACGTTGTCGTTCCTTTTGATACGTCGAAGGACGTGTCCTCCGTGCCGGTCACGCCGCCAATGTCGCACCGGAGCTTCCAGTTTGTTGGCGGGTAATAAGTGCCATAACTGCCGTTGTCGCTCGTCAGCTCTGCTTTAATCGCAAACTGTCTGCCGTTCAGTCTGGCAATGTACAGCTTTCCGGCAAGGCTCCAATGGTTCGCTCTTCCCGAAACGCTCTTTTCCTGCTCCCACGCGCTGCCGCTTGGAAGCTCAGGAGCGGTTTGTGACCATGCCATTCAGCTCACCTCACTCCGAATACATGAGATAAATATCCCCGTCCACGCCGAGCTCGGCGCCCGGCTCCGTCGTCCCGGCGTAAACGTGCCGCACCTGATCGGCGGCAAGGCCGAACTTCGTATACGGGATATTGTCAGCAAGCTTTTCGGCAGTGACGGACTTGTTGGCATATTTGGGCGTTGTGATCGATCCGTCCGCGATCTGGCTGCTCGCCGCCTGTTCAATCGCCGTCCGAAGCTGCGCAAGCAGCTCGGTGAACTGCGCATTGATGACGCTTGTGTCGATGCTCAACGTGTCGGTCACAAGGCCGCAGACGTCCGGGTTTTGCCGTTCATCCGTAATCATGGAAGCCGTGATCGCGGTCGTACCGGCAGCAACGGCAATCTGCGCAAGGCTGATCTGCCGCTTCGTTCCGCTGTTGGTCAGCGCCGGAGCTGCCGCCGTGCTGGATGCCGCGCCTTTCAGGATTTTAATTTCCGGGCGGTCAACGTAGTTCGTGGTTTTCCACTCGACAATAACGCGGTCAATACGATTCAGAACGCCGTCCGCCGCGTCAATGGCAAGCTGCAACTTCGCGCCGCTTACGCTCTCTGTGTCATTCCACCAGACTACGCCGTCATTGTTTGCGTTCGCCATCCAGCCCGTGCCGTCCGAGACAGTGACAGCCATTCCCGGCGTTGCAAGCGCGGCAACCGCCGCATTTCCTGACGCGGCGAAAACGCCGGATGTTCTGCCGTGCAGCCAGCGCATAACGTCTTCCGCGCCGCTGTATTCGTCTTGGTTATTCGGGAAACTCTTGATTTCAGCCATTTAATTTCAACTCCCCCAAAGCTGTTAATATTGGATCACCGAGGATGATCTCGGTGCTTGTGCTGTTTGCGTCCATTTTATACTTCACGCCGGTAATCCGGGCGTTGAAGGACACACCGAAGCGGACAGAGACGCATGAAACGATGTCGCCGAGGTTGTAGGCAACGCCAAGGTCTGCGCTGTCAATCGCAACGGAAAAGGACTTGCGCCGTATGCGCTTGCCAAGCTCCATTGTGGCATAGGCTTTTGCCCGTGCCTTGCAATCTGTTTCGCTCTCTTCGTCCTCTTGCCGGACGTTCGTGTCAAACCAGACTTCGCGGCGCGTGTCCCCGGTTGCAGTGCCGACCTCTTCAACAAAAGCAACATCGTTTTTCAGTGTTCCTGTTGCATAAGCATAGTTTTTCAAGGTGCTGTCATCGTCATTAATGACAAGCTCCTGCGCTGTGCCTTGCTCTTCGGAAAAAACAACGGCGTGAATGCCGGAAGTCAAATCAGCGCCCTTGTAGATTTTGAATGTGTGGGAAAGCGTTTCGGCGTTCCACACCATTTTCTGACCAAGACCGGCTTCTTCCAGATAGGGCATGATCTCATCCAGAAGCTGACCGCCTTTCAGAATCGCGTCTGTGGCTTCTGTAAGCCCCGCAGCAGCCGCCGTTGCAAGCCGCGACATATTCCGCAAATTCGCGTTGACAAGCGCATACACGCCGCTTTCCAGCGTTGTCAGGTGGTATTCGGACGCAATACAGCGCTTATTCAGCAGCCAATTTGCCGTATAACCATTCGCTGTGATTCTGCTTTGATCCGTGTCGTGCTTTGTGTTGACAATGATATACGTTACGTTTCTTTCCGTGTCGAAAAGCATATTGCCGACCTGAAGCGCCTTGATGTTGTAATCATTGACCGGCGCAACAACGGTCAGCTTGCCGATGTCGTTGTAGTAGACGGACATTTGAACGGAAACGGCGTGTTTCAGCTCATAGCGCGTGGAGAAGTCCGAAGGATAGATTTCAAGGCTCATAGCGCGATCCCCACAATCTCCGTTGCAAAGTCAACGTCCACCTGAAGGTTTTCCAGTCCGGACGCGGCTTCCGGCTTCAGAACGTTGTCCCCAACATCCAGCCGGAACAGATTGCTTGTAAGGCTCAACGCGCCCCGGCAGTCACCGTCCACGGATGACGTGACATATGTTCTTTCGTGTGTGATCTCCACGACAAGCCTTTCACCGCTGACAAGCGTTTTCTTAATCAGCAGGAATTTTCCCGTTGTTGCGTTGGTGATTTTCGGATTTACAACATCACCTTTTGCAACAAAGGTTGCCGTGTAGGGAATAGGCACTTGCCCACGGTTGGCAACGTTCATGAACTGCGTCTGCATGAGCTGACCGAAACGATACGCTTTGGAAAAATTGCAAGGCAGCTTAAAGAGCTTCTGAACGCCGGAAAGCGTGGCGCTTGCGCTGTCATCCTTGCACCAATACGGATACGCAGCCAAAAGCGAAAGCTGAAACTGCGCAAGCTGTCGCTTCGGCTCAATCGTCGGCGTTGCTGTCGGATAGACGGACAGATAATAGTCATCCGCATACAGCTTGCCGCCGAGATCGGGACGAACAACGGACAGAAGCTTTTCCTTGTTCTCCGTCTGCATATCGCCAACAAGATAGCCTGTGATCGTGACCGGGCGCGGTTGGATGTTGGTGCTTTGGATCGTCGCGCCTACCTGATCGATGCCCTGCGCCTGTGACAGATTGATGGACAGTGTGTCAATGCCGGAAGGCTTATTGATTAAAAAGCCCCCGGCATAGTCAAACGTGATGCTGTCGCCGTTGTCGTTGATGTAGCGGAACAGTTTGGAAAGATTGTTGAAATTCAAATTGCCCACCTCGCCTGTTCAAAGTAAGCCGCCGTTGCGCTCGCAAGCTGAACGGGCGTCTGCGCCGGTGCGTTGATGTACTGATTGATAACGACGCCGTTTCCAGCGCCGCCGCTGCTCTTGCGCCACGCTTTGGCTTCCGATGCCGTCAGCACCGCTTCGCCCTCATGGAGCAGCGCCGGGAAGTTGTTTCGCGGCACATAATCAAGTCCGGATGCTGCCGATTTTCCACCGCCACCGCTGACGCCAACATTGACATTCAGGCCGCCAAACAAGCCGTCCCAAAGACCTTTGAACCAGTTTTTCAGTCCCTGCCATGCGTTGGAAATTCCTTCGCGGATTTTGGCCACGACCTGCGATCCTACACCAACAAGGCTTCCCCACATTTCGCCAATGCCTTCAACAATGGTCGTTATGATCTCACCAGCAGATTTGCCAAGTGCGAAAAGGTTGTCGGCGATGCCGGAAACGATCTGCACGACGATTTCAGCCGCCGACAACAGGAGCTGCGGCGCGGCTGCGATCAGTTCCTGCACCAGCCTTGAAATGATCGTCGGCGCTTGCGCAATCAGAATCGGCAGCGCAGCGATAAGACCTTCCGCCAGCGCGGAAATAAGATCGACCGCCGCATCAACAAGAAGGTTGACATTTTCTACAAGCGTCATCACGATCTGCAAAACGACATCAACGATTGTCGGAATCAGCGTCGGAAGGCTCTGTGAAATGCCCGCTGCCAGAGCAAGGATAAGCTGACCGGCGGACGATACGATGATCGGCAAGCTGGAAATCAGCGCCGTAATAAGTGTGTTGATGATCTGCGGCGCACTGCCTGTGATTACCGGCAAAATGGTTGCGAGAATTGCCGGAAGCTGACTTCCAAGGCTGTCAATCAACGTGACAATGCTGTCAATAATACCCGGCAAGAGCTGATTGATAAGCGGCGGAATCTCCGGCGCAAGCTGCGCTACAAGCTGCGAAATGCCGGTTGTCAGGCTCGGCAGAATGTCACCGATTGCCTTTGCAAGAAGTTTGGCAGAATTTACGACCGTTCCGACAAGCGCATCAACGCTTCCCGTGCCGGTCAGCCAGTTTTCCCACGCCGCCTTTGTGGATGCAAGGCTGCCCTGAATGGTTGTTGCCGCTTCTTGCGCCGTTGTGCCTGTGATTCCCATTTCCGTCTGGACGTCGTGAATAGCGCTGACAATGTCGGCATAACTGTCTATGCTGTATTTTGTCATGTTGCCCTGCGCAGCGTTCAAGGCGTTTGCATCGTCAATCAGACGCTGCATTTCCTCTTTCGTGCCGCCATAGCCGAGCTTCAGGTTGTCCAGCATGGTGTAATTCTGCTTTGCAAAACCGGCATAAGCGTTCTGGATGGATTCTATGCTTGAACCCATCTTGTTTGCGTTGTCCGACATATCAATGACTGCCATGTTGCCGATCTCTGCCGCTTTTTCCGTGTCACCGCCCAAAGACTGAAGCAGGGACGCAGAAAAGCTTGTGACCGTCTCCATGTAGTCATTGGCAGACAGTCCAGCGGTCTTGTAGGCGTTGTTTGCATATTCAAGGACTTTCGCGCTGCTATCCTTGAAAAGCGTTTCCACGCCGCCGACAAGCTGTTCATATTCGGCATAGTTTTCAACGGCGGATTTTGTAAGCGCGGCGATTCCGGTTGCTGCCGCGCCGATTGCCGCAAGGGACGCTTTTCCAATGGTTTTTGCAACAGAACCAAAGAATTTTCCCATCTTTTCACTTGCTTCTTTGGCCTTGCCCGTTGTGTTGTCAAGCTCTCTGTGCGCTTCTTCGTTGTTCACGGCGATTCTGCCGAAAATTTTAAACAATTCCAATGACCTTCACCTTCTTTCCGTGAAGATAAAATAAAAGAAGGCCACCGGAAACGTGACCTTCTATCTTGTGTTGCCCCTCTGGGCATGATTCCACCTATCCGAAAGCTGCATATCTATTACCGGTGTTAGCTCTCCGACAAGGACGCCGGAATCAAGCCGTACACCATGCGGCATAGACCGTGCAAGGAAATCGATTAAAAGCTGCGTCTGCTCGATGAGCGTTTTTCGGACGCCCTCATTCTCGCCCCTTACCGCTATCCGGACATAATCCAGCAGCGTATCAATGGGCGCTATGGCTTCCGCTCCGGCTTCGCCGCCGCCAAGCAACGTATCGCCCACACGCCCGAAGATTGTTGCTTTGTCAAGGATGCCGCCTTCGGCGTTCCACTTGACATTAAAATTCGGAAGCTTGCCTTTTCCGGCGATGCCAAAAGGAGCTTTTCCGCCTGACACGCTGATCTTCGGGATTTTTAAGTTGCTGAAAATCTTTCCGATACTCAAAGGGAAGAAGCCCTTGATTTTGTCAATGGCGTTCTTTACGGCGTCCCGCGCTCCCTCGATCTTGTCAGTAATGGCGTCCTTAATGCTGCCGAAGGTGTTCTTCACCTTGGAAACAGCGCTTTTCAAATCGCCAAACTTGTTTTTGATCCACGTGACCGCTGACGATGTTGCCGACTTGATTTTCTCCCACATCTTCAGCCAGAAGTTGCGGAAGCCCTCGTTGTTTTTCCAAAGGTACACGAAAGCCGCCACAAGGCCGATAATAAGCGAGACAATAAGCCCGATTATATTTGCCTTCATTGCCAGATTCAACGCCTTCACGCCGCCTGTGACAAGCTTCAGCGCGGTCGTGGCCTTGCTCATTATGCTGCCCCACTTCAGCACAAGGACAAACCCGGAAACCGTGACCGTTGCCGCAAGGATACCCGCTGCCCACGCCTGCACGGTGCTTTTGTTCTGCTTGAACCATTTAATCATGTCCTTTATTTTCGTTATAAAGGATTGGAGCAGGGGAACAGCAGCGGCAACCATTTCAGCGGTCTTATTCTTGATAGCGGTCAATATAGGTTCGCCGACGCGCCCAAGCTCGGCAAAGGCAGACGATAGCTTTTCATTGGCTCTATTTGCCGCCATAACGTCTTTATTCGTCTCTTTGTACTGCTCGGATGCTTTCTTATATGTGCCGTTCAGCGTGTCCATAATGAGCTTCTGGCGCTCCTGCTCGGTGCTGCAAGCGTCAAGTTTTGCCTGAAACTCTTCTTCTCCGATTCCTGCCCAGTTCAGCGCATCGACAAGGCCGCCTGTAAGCTGTCCGGTTTTCGCGGTCTCGTTAGCCGCTTCTGTCAAGCCCTCAATGGGCAAGCTGTCCCCGAACGTAGCAAAGACGCCGGTGCAAATGTTCGTCCATGTCTGCAAATCCTTTTCGTTATCCGTCATTACGGCAAGATGGTTTGCAGCTTCAACCGATACGTCCGTATCGCCAAGGACGGCTTGCAAGTCCTGATACGTCTTTTTTGCCGCTTCGGAAGAATGTCCGTTCGTGACAAAGGCCGTGTCAAGCTTGCCCATTTCGGTTCTATATTCTCTGGAACTTTCGATTGCTGCTATCCATGCGCCGCCCAAAGCAGCACCGGCAGTCAGCACGGATTTTCCGATTTTCAGCGCAGATTCGCCGATCTTCTTAAAAGACGAATCGGTTTTCTTGCTTCCGGCTTCCGCTTTGTTCGCGGTATCGTCAATGGCTTCTTTCGCCTGTGCGTTGTCAACGGCAATCGTGCCGAGCAGCTTGAAAAGTTCCATGTTACTATCCCCCTAATTGAAATAGGGCAGATAGGGGCTGCATTATGCGTCAGGTGGCACAAAATCCATTTCCATTGTGTGCTTCACAATGGCGGCAAGATCTTCTTTCGTTGCGGTTTTCGGCGGCTGACGGTTCATTGCATCGCGGCATTCGGCGTAAGAGCGTTCAAAATCCTTGTGCAGCCAAAATTCCCACGTTGCCTTTTCTTCAAGCTCTTCGTTTCGGATGTCCACAAGCTCTGAAATGAATTCGTCAAGCCGTCCTGTCTTTATCATTTGATCCAGAAGGATCAACGGGCTTGAATAGCGCTGAAACAGCAGGTCAATAAACCGGATGTCGTTTAGCGAAACAGCCCGGCAACATCCCCGAAAAAATCCTTGAATTCCTCTTTTTTGACCACATCAACGATCATCGAAAGGAAAACATTCATCGGCAGCGCGGCAATCTCTTTCTTGCTCATGCCGGACAGCCCGGAAAGAAGCGTGTAAATGTCATCCTTGCACTTCGGAACGTTGGCAATGATGACGGACGCCACATCGACCGCAACCATCAGCCCCAGCGCCGTGGTGTCGATCTCCGCGCCCTCTGCGCCATCTTCTTTTTCGACGGTCATGCTGCGGATCGCCGTGCGCAGCTCTTCCGATTCAAAGCAGCCCTTGAACTCCTTCAGCCCGATCCCGGAAATGATCTTCAGCATGGGGAAAACGTCTTCGGCGGTCAGTCCTCGCAGCGTGTATGTTTTTTCGGTCATGTATTAAAACCCCTTCAGAATTTTTATAGGATGTTGAAAAAAGGCAGGGGAGACCCCTGCCTTTCCGTTTAAGTAGCCTTCGGATAGTAGATATGCCAGGGAAGCTTGTCCAGCTCGCCGGTCAGCTCGGCATAGCACTCGAAGGTATACTTGCCGACAGCGCCTTCCTTGTTCTTGCCTTCCTGCTCAAAGCCGGACGTTACAAGGGCATTGTCCAAAATGGCGATGATGTTTTCGCCTTCCAGCGTCTTTCCGACAAAGGCGATATTTTCCCAATAGTCGCCCGTGGCAATGTTGGACTTGCTTTCGATAACGTCATACTTCGCAACGTCAGCGGAAGTGCCTTCCGTGCCGAACGTTGCCGCTTTGATGATGTCTTTCGTCAGCTCAATGAAGTTGACTTCCATGCTCGCGGTCTCGCCGGTCTTGGCGGCAAGTCCCTTCGCTTTCACAAGAACACCGTCAACCTCAATGTTGGTGATTTCCGGGATAATTGAAAGCTTAGAGCCGCCGGAAGTAGCGCCGACAAGGGACGCTTCAAAGTTCCACGCATTGGACGTGTATTTCAGCCCCTTGTGGATCGTGCCAGCACCGAAAAGAATGTTTTTCGGCGTGTTTTCGGTCACGCCGTGTTTTCCTGCAATAGCCATATTATTTCACACTCCATTCCTGCACGGATAGATTGATCTGGACGCTCTTCAGCTCGGCGTCCTCTTTCGGGATAATCAAGGCTGAATCATAAAAAATGACCACGGCTGAACCATCGTCAGCCATGATCGTTTTTCCGCTCACCTTGTTAAAATAGGATTCAATTTTTGCTTTTGCCGTTTCAAGCTCAAGCCACGATCCCCGGTGAAAGCCTGTCAGCATGATCGTTGCCGTCTGCTGTCCGTCCTCATTCATCGGCGGGCTTTCGATGTACTCACCCACGAAATAAGGATAGACGATCTTTCCGGCAGCGTTCCCGGCGTAATAGCCGAAGCCGTAGGCAATGCCAAGGGATTTCATGGCGGAAGAAACGATTTCCAACGGTTTCGTTGTCATGTGCCCAGCTCCTTAAAGATTTCCTTCGCCCGGCGGATGATCGCGGCTTTCGTTCCTTCAAACGCCCTCTGAAGCGTCCGGTTCGGCGTTTTGCCTTTTGTATGATGCCAATTCCCAGAATCGTCCTGATAAGACCAGCCGCCTTTTCTGCCGTCTCCGTGGGCGGCATATTCGCCTGTACCGAACTCTTCCCAAATGGCATTTTCCAGCGGACTTCCGACTTTAGCTTCTTTCGCCGATTCATTCACTTGATGATTCCACGAGCCTTTCAACTGTCCGCTGGCGACGCGGGAATTTCGCCTTGCGGCTGATTCGATTTCTGAAGCGGCTTCTTCAAGGAATTGAACGGTTTTTTCATCGAGTGCTTCATTTACCTGAATGCTGAAATCCTGAAATTGCACAGACATTTTACTGTCCCCCTGTGAACTTCAGATAGATTTCAAGCTGCGATCCGCTGCCCATCTCCATAGGATTGTCAATCAGCAGAATGTCATAGATTTTACCGTTGATAACCATCCGGGAATTTTCCGCAGCGATGCCGGACGCGAGCGCCACGAAGTCCGCAACAAAGACGTGCGTTGATTCCTGAAGCTTGGCATTGTAGGTCGTATATTTGCTGTCACCGGCAGACAGGTCAAGCCAGCCTTTCAGCGTTTGGGCGTCTGCCCATGTCTTGACCTGTTCGCCAATGGCGTTCTGTGCGGTTGTGGCGGTCTGAATGACCGCTGTGATATTGCCGCCTATGCCTTTCATACTCTCAACCCCTGTCCAAAGCGAGCCTTCATATAAGGCTTCAGGAAGCCCAGCAGGGATTTGGGAAAGCCCATGGTGGAATTATCCCCGTCCATGTTGAAATACGTCACAGAATGGCGGGAAATTGTCTCTGACTGGACGCCTACCTTGTCGCCGTTGTCGAGCTGCCATTTGACCATGTTTGCAACGCCAAGCTTGATGTCCATCGGATATGCAACCTTTGTGATGACAACGCCGCTTTCGTCAAACAGTTCTTCCTTGACCGTAATAATGCCGCCCGAAGATGTTCTGACGTTGACAAGCCCGGCGTTAAACTCTGATTCCGTAATCTGCAACGTGTCTCCGGCTTTGAAGGGATTGTTTGCCGCAGTCACAAGCTGATGACCGGAAGAAGCGGCCACAGCAACCGCCCGGAAAGCCCGAACCTGAAAATTGTTGTTCGTGTATGCCCGGATCAACAGTTCAAGCGCTGAAAGACGTGCTTCCAGCGCCTGATCCGTTTCATCCGTTGTGACGAACTGCCGCAGTTCGGCAACGGTCATTATCATAAGGTTTCAGCCCCTTACTTCTTGAACTTCGCAAGAACGACCTTGGAAGTGTTGGACAGCGCAACGGCGTAATGCTTGTCAACGGAAATGTCCGTCTTGCGGGCAAGGCTCACGCGGTCAGTCTCAACGTTGGTGTCGCGCTTGAGATAGATCGTGATCGCGGCGGCGTCGTCCTCGGTTTCCGTTTCGTTGTTCAGCTTGACGATAGGGCAGGCGTAGCAGTCAGTCTGACTGCCGGTTTCTCCGACCTTCACAACGGGGACTTTCTTGGACGGAACAACACGGCAGTTGGCGATCATGCCGATCTCGCCGGTAAGAATGATACCGGCCTTGTACTTGTCGGCGCTGATGAAATCAGCGTCCTTGCGAAGCTGCGTGACCTGCTTCGGATGGACAAAAATGACCTTCTCGCTGTTGACCTCTTCCTCAAAAAGATCAATGGCGTCAACGATGCCGGAATACTTGATCGCAGCGGCGCTGCCGTCATAGGTGAGCTGCGCCCCCTGAAGCGCGGTCATGGCGTCGTTGTCTACCTTGGAAGCAATGGACTTCGCAAGCTGGTTGTTGGTCTCGCCGACGGGATTGCCGTAGCCGGAAAGGACGGCTTCGTCCGTCAGCTCAACGGCCTTCATCGCCTTTTTGACGGTGACGGTCGTGGTGGAAGCGGTCAGCTTCACGGTTTCTGCGGCAACACCTTCGGCAATGTCGGCAGCGTCGCCGATGTAGGCGTACTGCGGCACGGTCACGGTGTTGCCGGGAATGCCTACAAGCGTAGTGTCAATCTTCGCAAAGGGCGCGACAACAATCTTGTTGGCAATTTTCGCGGAAATCATATCCGCCATGACCTGCGGATTAATCAGGTCAGAAAGTTTGGTGGTCTGGTTTGCCATAGTTTAAATCATCCTCTCAAATTAATTTTTTGTAAGCTCTGCGTATGCAGTGGGATTCTCGTTGAACAGTTTCAGGCGTTCCTGATAGCCCATTTTGGCGAAGTCTTCCTTTGTCACGGAATCACCGCCGCCCTGATTGTCGGGCAGCTTGTTTTCGATGACCTTCTTGTTGCCGGAAGATTCAAACTGTGCCGGGAACTGCGTTTTCAGACCGGCCAGCTTGTCATCCATGCCCTTGATTTTGCCGTTTTCGTCAAGCGTCAGCTCTTCCGGCTTGTACTTCTCATGCAGCTTGAACGCCATATAGTTAGGATCGACCGCCTTTGCGTCACGAAGGGCAAGCTGGATCGCGTTTTCAAGCTTCGTCTTTTCAAGCTCTGCCTTAAGCTGCTGCACCTGCTGTTCATAGCCGGTAATCTCGCCCTGCAAGTCCTCATTGTCTTTCGTGCCTTTCTTCAGCTTGGCAATAAGGCCGTTTGCGGTGTCAAGCTCTGTGGTTTTGCCGTCAAGAAGCGCCTGAAGAGCGTCATACTTGCCTTTGCCGACATACTCGCCGCCAGCAAGGTTCGCAAGCTTGATCTGCTTGTCCTTGTTGGCTTCGTTGCCGTTGTAGGCATTGACCGCCGTTTCGAACTGCTTGTAAAGCTCTTCGCCCAAAATCTCTTTCAGAAATTCCATGTGTTTATCCTTCCTTTGCCGATGTTTTTTAGCGCGGTGTCACCGCAGACAAGCGCCTGTTTAAGCGTCCGGCGCAAGGACGATCTTGAACGGTTTAAGCGTCGCGTTCAGGACTATGAAAAAAGCAGCCGTTCGGAATTTCCGAACAACTGCTTTAATCTGTTTTTCGGTCAGCCGATCAGGGCTTTCCAAGTATCTTTTCCGACCTCGCCGTCAGAAAGAATCTTTGCTGCCGTCTGGAACGACCTTACAGCGCTTTCGGTTTTCTCGCCGAAGCTGCCGTCAACGTCCACGGACATTCCGCGCAAGACCAGAAGCGTTTGCAGAGCCTTTACAGAAAGCCCCGTGTGCCCTCTTTTCAGCAGGGGAAGGGTAACGGTGCAGGTTTCCGCTGCGCCGCTTGTGGGCGCTTCTGCGGCTTCTCCGGCAGCACCGGGAATCTTCAGCACCTGCCCTGCGTGGATAAGATCGGAAGTCAGTCCGTTCAGCGTCTTAATCTCTTTCCAGCGCGTCCCGTCTCCGAGCTGATTTGCCGCGATGCTCCAAAGGGAATCCCCGGCCTTGACGGTGTAGTTTTTGCCCGTGCTGCCGTTTTCCTTGATAGCCGAAGAAGCGGTGTTCCCTGCGCCGGTATAGCGCAAAATGTTTGTCCACGGGAAATTCCGATAACGGCGCTTCAGGAACTCGCCCCCGGTCTGATCTCCCGGTTTACCGCCTGTGATCCCGCCGTTTTCGTTGCTGGACGCTTCGACCTCATAGCCGTTGCCGCAATACATAGCGGTATGGTGTGTTACGTTCAAAAGCACATCACCGCGGACAAGTCCGTTGCCTGTGGAAAGGTTGATTTTGCTTGTTACATCTTCAAAGCCGCAGCGCTTGAAAACCGCAAGCATGTTGCCGGTATATGTCGCGCCGTTGCTCTTGACCGGCACACCGGCGTTTTCCCACGCCTGAATTACAGCGGCGGAACAGTCAAAATCTCCGTATTCTCCCCATCTGTAACGCTGGTCGTAACCGTGGGCGGGATCGTCCGCCCACGATTCCATCTGGGATATCGCCTTTTCAATAACGCTCATTCGGCGTCAGTCCCTTCGTCCTCTTCCGGACACTCTTCCGGGATACCGGCAAGGGAAGTCAGCAGCGAAAGAACACCGGCCAGCAGGGAAGCGCTGCCCACCATGAGCCAGTTTACTTCCGACAGTACAGCGGACGTGCCGATGGTTGCAACCGCCGTCTGCGCAACGGTTTTGATTGCCCGGATACCCGCTTTCTTCAGCCAGTCCTTCCAACATCTGTGTTTCATGTTTTTTTCCACCTTTCATAAATATAAAAAGCAGCCGTTCGGGAAAATCGAACAACTGCTTTTTTACGAAGTTTGTTAAACTGTTTGTTTATTGTTTGCTTATTTTATTTGCTCATCATTTTCGTGAGGTCACGAAAATGGTCATAGAAAAAGCACCGTGCGGTTGCATGGTGCTTTTAAAACAAGCAATTATCAATTATGTCTTTGCCTTAAATGTTCCTCGGCTTCGGAACTCATACGGAACGCCAATCGCATCAGCAACCGCAAGACCGTAAATTGCAGATTTTAGTTTATTTTTCAATATGTCATTCCTTTTCGTAATACTCACAATCAGAACTTGAAAACAAAATGGAATTGGGCTTGCCTTTATCAGATGAATAAATCTGACAATAGCCGTTTTTATAACCTTTTACAACCGTTCTGCCGTTCACAATAAGGTCACGTTTTCTGAAAGTGCAATCTTTACACACTATGTCATCCACAGGCGTATCAGGCGAAAAATCCTTCGCGATTCTTTCTGCGGCGTATTCATTTTCGCTCATAATTCACACCTTCTTTCTGGATATAATATAATAATACATGTATGCCGATTTGTCAAATTGTCTGGTCGATAAGAACAAGAACTATCTTAGTAACTTCGCCGTTGCTGTTTGCAATAATATCTTGTATTTCAAACGTTGAATTTCGTTGCAAAAGCAGTTCCAATTCTCCGCTGAAAGTTGAAACAGGATCAACATACATTCCGTGCGCACCTTTGGGAAGATAGACTTCCAATTGCGCACCGCTCCACGCTTTCCCGCTCACGATTGCGGTTGACATGAAACCTTTTTCTGTAATGCGCGTGCCGATCAATGCGTCCCTTACACTTTGTATAGCAAGGTCTCTTTCAGATACGCTGCACAGCCTTGCAACCGATTTTTGAGACCCCATCCCCCTATACACAACAACATCATCAGCAATCGCACATTTCGCCAATGCGCTTGTGCAATCGTCTATATACCCCTTCACAGATGATGTTGCATAATGACCGGTTCGCAAATCCGTATTCATTGCGCGGTAACTGCTTCCGGTGTATTTCTTGATTGCGTTTCTTTCATCCGGGGACAATGTGTTGTTCCAGAAGTTTTGGCTAAAATTGTTCGCTGTGTGGTATTGTACAGCATCCGGCGCGTTGCTAAACGTTTTTGCATTTGAAACAATCTGGCTGACGGAAGAGGATGACGGCTTCCCTTTCCCGATATTGTTAATCTGGCTTTGAACTTTTGCCAAGTCTGCTTTTAACCCAGCAAGATGCTTCCCGTCCGTTTCCAACTCGCTAAGCTGTTTTACATAAGCGGCATATTTATCAAATTCGGTCTGATCTTGAGCTTTAATAGCCAGATTTTCAAAGTATTTCTTTTTCTTGTCAATATCGTCTTTGATATCGTCCCAATCATCTGCGGAAACATTCGTCCATTTTCCGCTTTTTCCGGGAAAACTATAAGTCTTGCTGTTGGCTTCAACGCTTGCAATTTGATTTTGAATATCAGCTTCCTGCTTAATAAGATTTTTTTTCTGCTTCGCAATGACCTTGGCGTCAAGTTTTGCTTGATATTCAAGTTTTTGTTTTTCAAGCGCGTTGTAAGAATCAACATCAAAAGCAGATGCATTTTTCAAAAAGTCATCAGTATCCTTATAGCTTGAAATCAGACTTGCTTGCTGTTTGCTTATGTCATCGATCTTTTGTCCGAGCTTTTTCTCCGTCAGATATTCCTTTTTGGGCTTAGTAGTTATCGGCGAAGAAGAAACGCTTTCAGCAGCCGTCAAAAACTTCTGCTTGTACTCTTCAAAGTTTTTCGTCTTGTCAAGCCCGAAGTATTCAGCGCGGTCTTTGAGCGTTTGCAGCTCTTCTTCGCCGAGCGCCCAACGTGCGCGTGTGTTGGACGTGCAGCGGCAGTTTACCACTTCGGCAGCGCTGCCGTTGGGATCGCCGGGGAACATAAGCCCGTTGGAAAACTTTTCGTCCAGCTCCCGAATCTCGCCGTCAACGCGCCTGTGGGATTCTCTTGTGCGCCCGTCAAGCGCGGCGTCCCATTGCTTCACAACGTCTGCGCCCTTGGCCTTTGCCGCTTGCTGCGCGTCAACGGTTGACATTTGCTGTATTCTATGTCCTTCCGTCCGGGCGATTGTTTTTGCTCTGGAAAGCGGAGCGCCGGACACGTTGCCGATGTTCCGGGCAATGTCACGATAGGGGAGAGAAGAAGCAATGCCCCGGCTGATCTCCTGCGTGATCGTCTTTTTGAGCTTGGCAACATCCACACCCAGCGCATTATAAAGGCCATTGCTGACCTTGGAATCTGTCAGAATAGCCTTGACTGCTGCGGCCTGATCTATCGGCGCGATGACCGGGACGCCCTGCTTTGCTATGTCGTACATCGTGCCGATGTATCCGTCATCGTAGCAGCCTTTCAGATAGCCTTCAATCGTGGCGTAATTGTCGCCGTGGAGCTTGTCCAGAATGCCGCTGACTTGCCCCTGAAGGGCTTTTTGGTACTGCTGCTGATAAACCTTTGACCGCTTCTGCGATTGCAGCAGCGCCCTTGCAGCGTCATCCAAGCCGTCCTGCGAAAGCGCCTGATCCAGAAGGTCAATGTCAGCCTGAAAGCCCTTGACCTTTTCGTTGATGTCTCGCAGCGCTCGCGCGTACTGCGCTTCAAGCTCCTTCAGAGCCGCTTCTTCCGAATCAAGAAGGGACTGCTGCACTTCCTTTTCCCATCGGTTCACACTTCATCACCTTCCGGCACAATGCCATTCAGCGCGGTCTTGGCTGCCGCTGTCGGATCATCTTCCGGTTTCGGCAGATTGTCCTTTACATCGTCGTAGTCCAATTCAAGCGCTTCACAGATAAGCTGCATGGTCAATTCCTGCCCAAGCTGCGCGGACGTGTTCAGAATGGTTGTGATCTTTGTCTGCTGCTCCTGCGCTTTGGTAAGGTCAATCTGCGCGTTCTCCTGCGCATTGGTGATGATCTCGCGCTCGAAGTCAAAGTAAACGTCCTTCTGTTCGTAATCCGTGTCGTTGGTGTCGTTGATCTCTTTCAGCACCAGCTTCAGCAGCTTCCGCATGAACTGAAGAAGGAATGGCTGCAAGCCGTCACACTTCAGGTCAAGGTTTGCATATGCGGACTTGATCGCAATGGACGTGGTGGCGCTGGTGTCCTTCAGCGCTTCCGTGTTCACGCCCTGACCGAAACGGAAGATGTTCTTTTCGTCCACTTCCATCTTCGTTTTTCGCGCTTCCACGGGGATGTCAACGGTCTTGATGTCCACGCCGCTTCCTTCGCCGCCTTCAACGCCGATGTGCTTTTTGACCCTGATGTTCGTCATAAGCTCATCCAGATTGTCACTTTGGAAGCCCTTCACCACATACAGGGCTTCGTTCGTGTCCTGAATGTTGTTGGAAAGACCGGCGTTCATAAGGTCGTAATCATCAATCAGGGCTTTGATGGGCTTCAAGCCGGAAATCTGCTTCTTGCCGTTGTCCAGACGGAAGAAGGGAATAACGCCGTAATCTTCATAGTAGGTGGAATCATCGCCGTCCTTCTTGAAGATGATATGCGGACGCGGATTGATGCCGACCGAATCGTCTTTCACGATTGAGCCTTCATCTTCCTGAACATAAAAACAGGTCTGGGCTTTGTCCCAAACCTGAATACGCTTGATCTTCTTGTTATCCTTGCCGATACGGTCAATGTACCAATAGATGACATAGGCACATTTATCTTCGGTTTCCTTCTCGCGGACTTCCACAACGCCGATGCTGTCAGCCGTCTGGAAAGCCGTCCTGTCGCTTTCGTCCTTGTAGGCATACATATACGCAAAGCCCGTGGAAACAGCGCCCACAAGCAATTCTGACAGCTCTGCAACGAAGTTTTCATTTTCGTTGAAATATGCGTCAAGCTCTGTCTGAAGCTCCGGAATATCGGACTTCACAAAGCCGCTGTGACCTGAAAGCATATATTGTGCCTGTTGATCCACCAACAGCCGGAAGAACGGATGACTGATCTTGATATTGGATTTTGTTTTGTCCTCTTTCAGTTTGCCGTCTGCGTCAATAAAGAAGAGTTTATAATCCTTTATGTCGTGATCGCCTTCGTAGTAGCGAAGGCCTGTTCTTGCAAGCTGCTTCTTGGTGCTGTTCGTGTCCCGGTCAATGAAGCTTTTGATTTCGTCAATGGAAAGCATGGTTTTTCACCTCTTGCATTTTACATTTCGATGGTGACAGCTTCGCTTCCGTCGTAAACATATGTGTTTCCGCCGACCTTGATCGTAAGCGTGTTCGGGCTTTTCAGTCCCTGTTCGGCTTTTTCTGCTTGGAACATCGTTTTCCAGCCGCCCCCGACATCGCTTTGCACATACTGAACATAAAAATTGCTTGCCTGATCGATCATGAAGATGAACGCATAGTGCTTGTTGATCTGCGACAGACAGGCAAGTCCGCGAAGAGAGCTGTTGATTGCTTTTGCGCCGTCCGGCGCGTCCGTGGACGCTCGGTTTTGGTAGATCGTATAAATGCCCGGCTCTGTCAGCGCATTAATAGCATCAATCAAAGACGCCCCACCTCCGACTTTGATGCCGTATGGATCGGAGAATGTGCCGTTGTGGAGCGCAGAAATATACTTTGAAGTCAGGCCGGGAAAGGCCATGGATGCCAAAAAGCGCTTACCGGTCTGCCCGGTTGCGCCGTTCAGCGCAAGGTCTCCGTTGCCGCTGTCTGTGAAGGTTGTCACTCCTTCGGGAGCGGTCGCACATGCGCACAGATATTCCAGATATGTCGTCAGCAAATTGTCCGGAAGCGTGTCCGGATTGCCGCCCATTTTCTTAATCAGATTTTCAAAGTGCTCGCTTGTAGTCATTGCTTTTCACCTTCCTTTTTTACTGAAGACCGATTTTCAGCAGGACATAGCCGACCATTGCGGCGACGGCAAGAAGGATGACCTTTTCGACCACCATTTCCCAGCGTCTGCCATCCCTGCCCATGATCTTCTTTACATCGCTTTTGATCTCGGCAACATCCGCTTTAATGTGCGTCTGCTCGGACGCCATGACAGCGACGGTCTTGATCGTTTCGATCATTTCTTCCTGCTTTTTATATAGCTCATCGATTCTGTGCGTGTTGGATTTAGATCGTTCTTCCACGGCGGTCAGCCTTCTTCCGTATTCATCCATGTTGTGGCACTCACTTTCACAATGTTAAAAATTTAATATAGCCAGCGTTTGACCTTGCGCCAGCCTTCCACGCCGTAACGCAACGCTGCCATTGCGTCATCTTGGAAGGGGACAGGCTCATCAAGATATTCGCCTGACTTATCATCTTTTTTCCATTTCCATTGCTGCAATTCTTTTATCGTGTTCACGCAATGCGGATGGACAAAAATTTTCCGCTGTTTGAGCCAGTCAATCTGTGCCTTGACGCTTCCGGCGCTGCCGCCCTTGTCCACGCCGCGGGCGCGGAAACCGGCTTTCTGCCACATTTTGATTCTGTCCGGCTCTGCGGAATCACACCACATCTGTTTCCTGACCGGGATTTCCGCATCCTTGGCAAGCTGGATGATCTCTGCTGTGTCCTTTTCAAAAACGTAGATTTCGGACAGGATGGAAATGTCATCGTCCTTGATGCCCAGCAGCAGTATTGCGTTGGCGTGGTTGAAGCCGAAGTCCTGCCCGATTGCTACATCGTCGTAATCATTCAGATTCAGACTGACTTCTTTGATCTCCCAGTTATGGAGAATCAAGCCGCCGATCTCGCCCCATTCGCCAAGGCCATAGATTCTGTATCCTTCGGGATCGACAAGGCGTCGGCGCTCCATTCTGGCGCGGTATGCTTCGTCAATGAAGCGGTTCATCTGATAGGTGCTGTGGTGGGTAAGAACATTCGGATCGGGATGTCAAAAAAGACCTTCTTGATCCAGTGATTCTTATTCACCGGATTGAATGTCATCCGGATTTGATAAAACTGTCCGGGCGGCAGCTCGCCGCGCAGACGGTCATCTATGATCTCAACGTCGGCCTGTGTCAGCTCGGTTGCTTCCTCGCACCAAACGTCCGTCAGCTTGCCGCGCTGGAAGGTGATGGACTTCAGCTTTTCGCGCTGCTTGTCATCGTTCATGCCCCGGAAGATGATCTGGTTGCCGTTGGCCTTGCATGTGAGCTTCAGCGGCGACATATTAATTTGCCAATACCGTTCTGCCTGATCGCCAAACATACGGTAAATAGCGCCGGTCAGCTCTGCAAAAGTGCTGTCGCGGTTTGTGATGTCAGATTTGCGGATGCATACCAGATTCCGGCCTTTGTCCTGCATCAGCCGCAGGATGTAATTCTGCGCCGTGTCAACACTCTTTCCTGATCCGGCGCTGCCTTTCATTACGATATAGCGCTTTGTGCTGCGGTCAACCTCTTTGAAGCAGGGATTTGCTTGAACGTTTATATTCACAAAGCATCAGCCGCCTTGAACGCTTCAAGCAGCTTCGGAAACTGGATAGCGAAAAAATCAATCATTTCTTCGTTCTGCGCCCATTCGGAATTTTCGGCCAGACCGCTTTCAAAAAGAAAAGCGTGTATGATCTCATGCCGCTTGACCTTGTTGATCTGCACTTGCAAATTTTTCTTGCAGTTCGGATCGCCCCGGTCTTTTTCGTAGGATTCAACAAGCAGCTCTTTGGTGGTTTCATCGGTAATACCGTCAAACCCGTTCAAGCGCAAATCTTCGTTTTCGCTGCATACGGTCAGTGTGTATTCTGTTCCGAGAACGTTAATCTTCATTCGCAATTTCCCCTTTTTCCAGCCGTCCGCATTGCCTTTCCGCGCATCTGTGGACTTGCATCAGGCCGACCGTAAGCCACGCCTGATAATGCTTGCAGTATGCAGCAGGGAAGAAAGAGTAATTGCCGTCAATCAGAACGTGCTTTTCTTTCTGCCTTTCCGGGCGCAGCTTCCGGCGCTCATATCGTCTTTCCCTCTGTGCCTTTCTGTTCCCTTTGCTGCGGTTGCTCATTCGTCATCACCGTAATCAACTGTGATGTTTAAATCCATGTCTACGGTCTGCTCAACTTTATCAACAAAGATTTGGTGCGCCTTGCCGAGCAGCTCGGCGGCTTTCAGGCGTTCCTTTTCGTCCGGGGCTTTTCGCATCGTCCGCGCTTCGGAACAGCCTTCGCCAGTGCCTTCCACAACAACAATTTCAGACTGCGACTGTCCGCGCAAAACAGAAGTAAGGTATTTCATAACTTCCGCCTGATCCGCTACAAGCTCGGCTTCCTTTTCAGCCATCCGTTTTTCTATGTATTCTTTCAGCGTAGGTTTTTTCAGGTTTTCCTGACCTATTGCATACGCTGTTTTCTTTGAATAACCGGCTCTGATTGCAGCCTGCGTTATGTTCATATCAATCAGATATTCATCACAGAATCTTTTCTGCTTTGCCGTCAATTTCTTTTCTGCCACAATCATCACCTTCTTTCATGGCATAATAAAAGCCAGCCGGGGAAAGGAGCAAAACCCGGCTGGCTGATCGCCATCTGTATAATTTTTCTACAATAACAATATCACATTTCAACTATCAATTTCTATCAACTGCTGTAATTATTTTCGGATTTTTTCAGGATTTCTTCCACCGCCTGAAGCGCTTTGCCGTGAATGCTCCACGTCCATTGATAGGATTTGCCGATTTCAAACGCGATTTGCTCCCATGTTTTAAATGCTATGTACCGCTTGCAAAGAACCTCGTGCATTTGTGTGTCCGTTACTTTGTCGATTGTGCCGACCACGGAATTTCTTGCGTCAACAAGGGCGTCAACTTCCCGGTTGATCTCCGCTTCAAGGTCAATGAGCTTTGCCATTGCGTCCGAAATCTTGTCTTGTCCACCGCTGCCGGAAGAAGGAACGTCCCGCAGCGTGGGCGTGATCTTTGTCATCATCGCCTTCAGCCGATCACATTCTTCCAGCTTGGCATTGATCCGGGAATCGTAACGCCTGATCTGCGAAAGGTATTTCTTCACGTCTGTCATCTAATCACCGTCCTTTTTGCAAAACCATATACTGCCCGTATGTAAGCCCCATGGCGTTTGCCTTCCGTGCGACTTCGGAAAGCGTGTTGTGCTTTGGTTTTGTCTGCGCGTTCAGCTTGTTCATCTTTTCTGCCAGATATCTTTCGTGGCGGAGAATACTATTTGCTTCTCTTTTGCACTTTTCGCCGCAATAGCGCTGGTTGTAGCTGATAAGATTAAAAACCTTGCCGCAGATTTCGCATTTTCTTGTTCCGTTAACATGAAACATTCAAACGATCTCCCATCCGTGTTCATCGCGGATCGCGTCCCGGATTTCCCAAATGTTCAGGTTGCCGAGATTAACGCTTTCCGCAACGTTGTTCAGGCTTGCCTTCAGCTTCTGCACATCGTCCGGGGAAGGATGAAAAACGTCCATCCAAGCCCACACGAACATGATTTCGGCGGCTGTTACCGCTTTTGTCATGCTCACGCGCTCCGGGCGGCGGCGTTTGGATTTACTGCTCATCCCACACCACCGTCATTTCGTTTTTCCAAATCCGCAATATTCAGCATTTCGATTGCAACCGAGCGGAGCAAGGCAACCTTAATGCATTCCAGCTCTTCCGGCGTGCAATTTTTACTGTCGAATGTGAATGTCGGCAGGAACTTTTCTACCAACTTCTTGTAAATTCGCTCGCGGCGTTTGCATTCTTGGATCGTCATAAAGATTTCGTATTCTGTAAACCGCGTAGATGGTTCTATTGTCATAATTCATTCTCCCCCAGATAATCAAGCTCGAACTCTTCAAGCTGCTGCTGCGTCAGCGGCTCGGAATAGAAAAGAATGTTGTGATACTTGCCGCTTTCGTCCTTCTCGGCCATAATAATTGCCTTCATAGGCTGACACCAAGGGGCAAAGCCCCGCGCCCTCATGCCGTATTTGTACATCATACTTGTCTCTGTTTTCCTTTCCTGTTTTTGCATGTGGCTTTGAGCCTGAATTCGTCAGCAGCGGATTCGGCGTCGAAGGTCTTCCTTGCTTTTTTCTTTTCCGCTTCCAGCCGCTGCCGATACGCTTTGAACTCTTCGCATTCGGCGTGACAACCTGCTCGGCGTTCTTTGCAGTTCTCGCCGTTTTGGTAGCAGGGCGGTTTTTCCTTCCGGTAATGCACATTGAATGCAGCGTTGAACATTACGCGCCCCCGATCTTCAAAATCTCGCCGTCCATGCCTTTAAGCTGGATGCCCTTGATTGCTTCTTGAAGCGGAAGCGCAAGCTGTTTCTGCTCCTGCTCGCGCTTCGCCATGATCTCATAGCAGCCCCGGAAGGCGGCGCGGTCTGCCACGGCATTTTCCGACGTGCAAAGATTTCTCCATCCCATTTTCAGGACACAGCTTGCAGCGATGGGATCAACGCCTTCCAGATATTCCATAGCGTCCTTCGGGTTGTAATATCCGAACTTCCGGATTGCCGTCAAAACGGCGTCCCATCCGTCCTGCCACGTTCGCGGCTCGCCGTTGACGATCACCGCGCACATTTCCCGAATTTCTGCGATGGACGGCGACCATTTGTTCAGGCTTACCCATTTCCGCAAGCAGGTTATCGCCGTTTCCTGCGGGATGTCTTGCAGCTCTTGATACCACAGTTCCATTGCTTCCTTATTCGGCAGAATCTGTTCCCGTGGGAAATACGTCCGCAGCGCAGAAGCGAAAATTCCGAATTCCTGTTTATCCACTTTTTCACTCTCCCTTCGCCCATTCAGCGGCCATGTTGTAGAAGTCAGTCAGCTCTTCGGCCTTCGTGCTCTTGCCGGTCTGCCGGTATGTAACGGGCTTATCGTCGTAATTGCCGTCAAGGACTTTCGCCATGTTGGAATCTTTAATAAGCCAGTCAAACGTTGCCGACCAGTTGCTGTTGTTTTTGCCCTTCAGGAAGGACGAAGCTTCCGCCTTTTCAAAAAGCGTCTTGAAATCGTCAAGGGAATAGGTATTCAGCCGGGCTTTGATCGCCTTTTTCCGGGCGTCAGAAAGAGCTTTGACCGAAGGAAAAGAAACACAGATGGAATTGAAGGCGGCAACGATGCCCTTATAATCAATCTTATCTCTTTCTTTTTCTTCTTCTCTTTCTTCTTCTATATCTTCTTCTGCATCGTCTACAGAGATTCTTTCGCCGTCTACAGTAGAATCTACGGTAGAATCTACAGCAGGTGGAAGCGCCTTCTGTTTGGCTCTCCATCGGGCTTGCGCAAGACGCTTGCTTTCCCTGATTTTGTCCATGCCGTCAATGTTCTGATGCTCCGACCATCCGGCGATTGTGAAGCAGCCGTTGGACATAACGACCATGCCGAGCCGTTCAAGGGCTTCCAATGCAAGCCGGACGGTGTTTTCTTCAAAATCAAGCTCATCCGCAAGCATTTTCGGCGTGTACGGGATGTTTTCTGTCAGGAAGATCATGCCGCCCGAATTGCAGCGCCCGGCCATTGTCAGCAGCATCACCCAAATCAGGACAATGTTGTTGCCGTCCGGCAGACGCCGCAGATGCTTGATTTTGCGGTTGTCGAACATATCGGTTGTGATTTTGATCCACTTTACATCAGCCACACGTTCCCACCACCTTCAGGGAATACCGGGCAAAGCTTGTCGGTTCGCCGTATCGGTTTTTTCCGCTGACCATTTCTTTTTCAATGGGGACACCCATCTGCTTCAGATCAGAAATCCGGGAAGCCAGACGCATGATCCCGTATTCCTGCATAGCTTCAAGGCTTGTGATAGAGCCGTAATCTTCAAGGTGTCGCTGTATGCGTTCGCATTGTGTCATGTTGTCAGCCCCTTTCATCTTTTGTGTGTGGGGCGGTCAATGCCGCCCTGCGATAAGTTCCGAATAGGGAAGGGATTCTATCCAATCGCACAGCGTGTGCCATTCGTCCAGCTTGTGATCCTTCCGGGCGTGGTAGATGTTCTTCAGCACGGCATAATTGAGCTGCACCGTGCGCCGCTGGTTGAAGCTGGATGGGAGAAGCTGGATAAGCTGCCACCAGTATTTCTTGTCGTTGGTCTCAAGGAACTTCTTGCGGTAATAATTCAGGATGTCTACTGTCCGAAGAAGAAAATCATAGGACATGTTGTAATCGTCGCCGGTCAGCTCTTCAACGTGTTCATGGCTGAAATCATTCACGTCAAACTCCTTCGCATGGATTTTGTGCATGGTGGAGCAGCTATTTGCAACCGTTCCGACTTTGTAGGTGTCAAACTCTTTCCACCAATAGAGCGGCGCGGCAATGTCCAGCGTGACGGTTATCATCCGCAGGAACTTTCCGTGATCCTGACCGGCAGCGGCGAGCGTTTGCATAAGCTTGAAATCATTTTCGCCGACGCAGAAATGATATTTGTCCGGATCGCAGTCTTTGGCCGGTTCGTCATCGTTCATCACCATAGCGCAATCGCCGCTCCAATCCGCTTCCAAACACGGATGACTGTCCATTCTGTCCCAGCTATTCTTCGGATTCCGCATCCCCCGAATGGCGGCTGCCCAGCCGTAGGTTTCAACGTTTTCAATCGTCAGCATATTTACACCCCCGTACTGCCAAAGCCGTTGCTGCCGCGCTCGGAATCGTCCAGCTTGTCCACGACTTCAAGCGGAAGCTTGATGACCGGCAGGATAACTATCTGCGTGATCTTCGATCCTGCCTTCAGAAGACACGTTTTGCCGCTGTGGTTGTAGAGCTTGGCAACGATGCTGCCGGTATATCCGGCGTCAATAACGCCTTCGGACGTGATGCCGGATTTGACATTCAGGCCGCTTTTGCTTTTCAGCATCCCGACCATGCCGACCGGAATCTGCATATGTACGCCGGTGTCAATCACGGCAGAGCCGAAGGAAGGAACAACCACATCATGCGGCGTCCGCAGGTCAAGCCCCGCATCGTCTTCGTGCGCTCTTTCCGGCATATAGCAGCCGGGATCAATGACCACTTTCATTTTCCTTTCTCCTTTCAGTGTGCGATCCACGAATAAAGGCAGAGCGTGAAATAGATCACGCCGAGAATGCCGAAGATGATTCCGTACCACTTCCACGCGCCCGGATTTGCCAGCGTGATAAAGTAGAGAATCGACAGCATCATTGCCATGAACAGCGTCGTGAGCAGATACGCCTTGCTTTTGCTTCTCATATCGGATTATTCCTTTCTTTCCTGACCGGCTTCCCATTCGCTGAAAAGCCGCATCCAGTCTTCAAATTCCATCGTCACAAGGATGGATGCATTGTTTTTCTTGTGGAACACAGCCGGAAGCTTGTCCGTCCCGGCTGCGTCCCGCTTGGCTTGCGACATCCAATCGTAAAGCCGCATTGTTTCCTGATGCTTTGCTTCGATATGTATTCCGGGAAGCCCGACAACGTCCGAAGCGTCCCCGGTGTTGCCGCAGTATTGCGCGGTTCTCCGGGCGTCATAGCCGTATTCACGGAAACGTGAAGCAAGCTGCCGCTCAAACCGTGCGCCCTTCTGTTTGCTGTTTACGGCCACTGAAAAGCCCCCCATCAGAACGGAAGATGTCCGTCCGTTTCTTCGATTTCCGTGAAGCCCTGATCCGGCGCGGGATAGCTGCCGGAATCGGCAGACCGCTTGCTTTCGCAGAATTCATGCCGGTCAACAGTGATGTCCGTGGTGTAGTGCTTCACGCCGTCCTTCTCATAGCTGCCGGTCTGGATACGGCCTTCAATGGCAATCTTCATGCCTTTTCGCAGGTACTTTTCCGCAAACTCTCCGGTCTTGCCCCGTGCCGTGCAGTTGATGAAGTCCGCTTCCGGCTGACCTTCGGTTTTCACGTTGCGGTCAACCGCCATACGATAGGAAGCAACGGTCTTGCCGGAATTGGTCTGCCGGATTTCCGGATCAGCCGTCAGACGGCCTATCAGGATCACTTTGTTAATAAGTCATTCCCCCTTGCTTACGATCTCGCCGGTTTCTTCGTCCACTTCGGCGAACTCGGCGTCAAAGACCGTTTCATTCGGCACGGAATACATATCCGCCGAAAGGTCTTTCTTGATGACTTCATCCTGCACTGCCGCCCGGACGAAATCAGACTTCAGCGGCGCGTATTTCAGTACACGCTTCAAAACCGTCTTTTTCGCCATCTCTTCAAAATTCGTTTTCCACGGGGAAAAGCTGCTGCCGTATGCCTTGCTGTACTTCGCGGCGTGCTGCCGCACATCTTCCATACTCATAACTTCAAAGCCATAGCCGCCGCTTTTGGTCTTGAAAACGGCATAGACCTTGACAGGCTCGCCACGGTTGCTGTCAGCCGGTTTGTGCGTAAGCTTCGGCTCAAGGCCGTATTCGCATTCAAATTCATCGTTGGCATAAACAACGTGCGCCTGAATGACTTCCACTTCGCCGCTGCGGTACGCAAGATCAATAAGCCCTTTGTAGCCAAGCTGAAACTGTGCTTCCAGCGTCCCCTTGTTGTTGTAGGGCAGGACATAAGCCTGTCCGAGCGGCGTATTGACTTCAAGGCCGAGCTGGGCGCTGGTCATCATCGCGCCGAGAAAGCTTGCCGGTGTGCAGCTTCCGAGCTTCGGATTGACGGAGATCGCCGAAAGGACAATGCGCGTGAATCGCTCCGGCGTGATGACGGACGGAAGCGCCTTTGCGATCTCGCCTTCCATGCTCTTGATGTACTGCTGCATCGTCTTTTTTTCCGGCGCTTTCATATCAACCGCCTGACGCTGAATAATGTTTGCCATTGTTTTATGCTCCCTTCATTTCTGTCACCCGGAATGTCCGGGCAGATGTTTCTTTGTAATATCCGGCCAGATCAAGACCGGGATTTTCCTTTGCAAATTTCTTGCTGTCGAACGTGCGCCGTGTGCTGGATTTCCACGAAACGCGGTAGCCGTCACACTCGCCGCCGCCAGCGTCGCCCATGAAGGACTTGATCTTGTTTGCTGCTTCGTCCCGCATGGTTTCCAGCTCGGCAATCTGCTTGCCAAGGTCTATGTACTGCAAAAGCGCCGGGAGCTTCAAAGTCAGATCAACGGTGTCTTCGCTGCTTTCCGCGTATATCGTCTTGATTGCTTCTGTAGTGGCGCGTGAGCCGTCCGCAACGGGCGGCGTGTGATTTTTCACCAGCTCCCAGAAGTCCGCTTCTGCGCCCATCAGGGCGGCAATCTCGGCTTCGTCGCGCTCAATGGTGAACCAGCGAAAATCACGGTTGCCGATCAGGACGGCCAGATACCAGCGCTGTTTCCCGGTCATCGCCATATAGTGAACGCACTGGCAGTAGTAATTTGCCGGATACTCGCCGCCCTTGAACTTCTTCATGTTCAGTTCGGACGTGGTTTTGATTTCCAGCCCGGCGTCCTCGCCGACGATCTCGCGGTCAATATTGGCAATGGCAAACGGATAATCGCTGTTTAAGAAGCTCTGGTTGCACTTGCGAACCTTCTTGCCGGTCTCGGCGGCGAACTTCTGCGCGACAAATTCTTCAAGGTATGTTCCGACTTCCGTTGCCAGATTCCCGGAAAAGCCGGGGATTTGGCCTGTCTTTTCCGCCCACAGCGCATAGGGCGAAGAAAACGGATTCAGACCGACAACCGCCGCCGCGTCGCTGCCGCCTATGTACCGGCTGCGCAGCTTCAGCCATTCTTCGCGGCTGGCCGTTTTAACTTTTGTGATGCACATTTACTTATCTCCTTTCGCGTCTTTCATGATGGTTTTCCACGCCTTGTAAGCGCGGATGATCTTTTTCAGCACCGGATCACCCTTTCCGAAGATTGCAGCAATCTTCTTTGTTGAAGTTCACGCATTCTTTCCAGTATTCGTAATGTTCGGAAACGTCCTCGCAGACGGAAACTTCATCAAAGCCCGTAACCCTTGACAGGTATTCGATTTTCTTTTCCAGCGGCAAATGCTGATATCCGGACTGCTTGACCGTGTAATCCGAATAATCCAGCGGAAGCCATTTCTTTATCCAATGGTTCACGCGCAGAAACTCGACTATGATCTTGTTGCAGCGGATGCCGTTCAGCCGGTCAAAATCAACGAACTGTGGCAGGAAGGGCGAAAGCCTGACAGCCACATCAAAACCGGCGTCATACAGCGTTTCAATCGCCTTTATCCGGCGTTCGGTGCTGACTGCCTTTTCGCAGGGAATCCATGTCGTGCTGATCTGAATGTGTGCAAGCTGCTTGTCCAGAATGTTCAGGTATTCACAAACCAAGTCAGACTTCGTAACAATCAGATAGCCGATGCCGTACTTGTTCAGCAGCTCGATTGTGCCTTTGGTGATCCGCTCGCGGCGCTCCATCGGCTGGAAGCAGTCTGTCATACCGCCAAGCCGGATGATCGTTCCCGGTTCAATCTTTGCAATCTTGCGTTCGATCCGCGCAAGGCTCGCCGCTGAAGGCTCTACAGCGTCCCACAGGCCGCGAAAGCTAAGCAATGACTTTGCATAGCAGTAAGAACAATCGTGCTGACAGCCGCAGCCGTAGGTGTCAAGGCGCTTGTTGTGGCGGCATTTCCCGCCTTCGTTGCCGGTGACTTCCTTGTAAAAGCTTTTGAACTCTTTCATTGCTAAACCCCTTGAAAAATAATGATTTAGCAGATTCGGGGCTTTGCGTGGCACTTTTACGCTGCCAGCTTATGAAATGATGTCATCCACCGCCTTCCGGAAATGCATGTCAAGGCAGTCTTCGCATATCAGATCGCCGTTGATCTCATAGCAGAAATCGTCCTGTATCGGCTCGCCGCAGCAATCGCAAACGGGAAGGCTATTCAGCCATTCTTCCTGCTGCCGGTCGTAGCGGTCGAAATCCGAAAGGGGATCGTCCGTAAAAATCATTTGTTTGCCCGCTTCCTTTCTCCTTCGTATTTGGCCATGAGCAGCGCCGCCGCTGCTTGCTCCCGGCGCTTTTCGCGCCTTGCTCTTTCTTCGTCAGTCAGGATCGGGCGATATACCCTGACCGTCATTCCCGGATATTTCAATATTGTCGGCTCGCCGTACACATCCTGACTTTTCACGCAAACACTCCCTTTCCGTTATGTTTCAGCCTATTCGTCGGCTGGTTGTCCGAATGTCAGGTTTCTTCTTCCGGACGGTTAAGAAATCTTAACTTTTCGGGTAAAAAAATATTCTGCGTTTTCCGAAAGGGGGATTCCAAGGACTTCACACGCCTTCGCAATCTCGGAAATCTTCCATTCCAGTTTCCCATTCAAGCGTTGACTAAGGGAAACTGTGTTCATCCCGATTGCTTCAGCAAAGGCTTCCTGCGTCCCGAACACCTCACGGATTTTGCCGCGAAGCTTGTTGTAGCTCATGCAAAACACCTTCCTTTCTGACCTGCCATCATCAGTACCGGGCGGTCATCCCCGGCAGACGGTCTGAAAGACCGTTTCGGCTTATATTGATTTGTCTTCGCATTCCGTCCTAATTGTGCGGTGAATAACATCTTCTATAAGAATATAATCGTTAAAAGACACCTTGTTTTCAGCCAAAACTTCATAAACTGCATTGCATATTGTGGCAAACCGTTCAACGCTCATCGGTCTGTTTGTGCTGATCGTGCCAACATAACCTTTGCCGTGTAGTCTTTCACATGAAGAGACATGCATTTTGAAAAATTTGTTTTCTTTAATATTCATCGAAGTTTCCTTTCAGACCGTTTCGGCATTGTAGATTTTATATGGATTGCTCTTGCATGAAAGGCACGGCTCGAAGTGCCAGCCCTGCACGCTTCCGCTTTTTCCGAGCGGACAGACCTTGTTGCAATGCTCTGTGCATTTTCCGCAGGTGTATTTCCGGTTTTCGCCCGGAAACGATAGCTGCTTGCTGACTTCGATTTCCGCGCCGCAGAACACACATTTTGCTTTCATCTTTCTTTCTCTTTCCTGTCCAGATAGACAAGTATCTGCTCGATTTCATCGACCGACCAGCCGATAGACAGAAGATACCGTTCAATCTCCGTCCGGCTCTTGAAGCGCTCTGCGCAGCGGTCAGCGACATATTTTGCGTGATCCCACGCCCATCCAGTCATTTTCATTTTTGTAGCTCTCCCGATTGAATGCCTTTCCATTCCACAACTTCAAGCTGGAAAAATTCAACTTGATTTTTAGGATATGCTGCAAGCTCAAATCTGCCGTTTGATCTGCAAACGCGGAAATAATCCCGGTCGCGTATTGCATACGGAGATAAATTCGGGATTATGCCATTTGTTTTGCAAGCGGTGAAAAAACGCTCTTTTTCTTCGCTGCTGTTGCAATGGATAATCGTTTGGCAGCCAAACTTTTTCATTTCATCCCAAAACATAGGCTTATCCTTTCCGGGCGGTTTAGCCGCCGCTCCTCAAATTATTTTAGTGCGTTTCGTTAAGAAGGATGTCAACTGTGAGTAAGAGGGAATCTATGTGCATTTCCATCATGTCATCAGTTGTATCGGGCATCTGCTTTTTGATAAGCATCTTAGCAAGTTCTCTTGCGATTGCTTCATAGTTCTTGTTCTCCATTTCAATTTCCTTTCTGCCTGTCGGCTTGTTTATTTATCTTACAGTCGTAGTTATAAACTATTTTTTTTAGAATGTCAACCATTATTTTGAACTTTTTGGATTATTTTTGAAAAGTTTTATTTGACAAGCAAAAGTATATAGTTTACAATCAGATTGAAAGGGGTGATCCAATGACCGCTAAGCAATTAGTTGATATGGCGCTGGCTTACGCCGGGATAAGCAAATCAGAGCTTGCCCGCCGCCTAAACTGGTCTCCGCAACTGTTAAGCAAGCGCCTAAATACCGGAAAGTTTTCCGTTGAAGAATGGTGCGTTATTGCAAAAGCCATTGGCGCAGAACCACATATCGGCTTTGTTTTCCCGGACGGGAAAGAAATATAAAGCAAAGGGGTAGTCATTCGACTGCCCCTTTTTTTGTAAGTCCAAAGTTCTCTGCTGTTCTTTCGATGAATTTATTATGCCAGTTCTTAGCGGTTCCGTAGGAAACGAACAGGGCCATAGCTGCCCCATGCAAAGTATGTGTGCGCTTAAAAAACACCATTTCGATGAGCTTTACGCGATCCGCACCATTAGGATACCGCATGGTGTCCCGTATGGTCTTTTCGACAGCTAAATACTCTTTCATATCATCGAAAGGCAGCTCGCGCAAGGCTACGCTTTCAGCGGATCGGTTTACGTCCGTCCCTCGTCCTGTTGCGCCGTATGCAGGAACAACAGACTGCTCCCGTATATTCCGCAAATCCTCACAATGCATCGGGTACGCCCGGATGATCGCTTTCACGAATCCCCACCATTTGTATCTTGGTTTGCTCATTTTGCCTCCGTTCTCGCAACGTTAAACGCTCTGTACGGAATTTTCGATTGTCAGGCACATCTTTTCATGCCTCCCACGAAACGCTTAGCTTTGCCATGCTCACGGATCCGAGGACGGAGAATACAAGGTTCAGCGCTTCTGTGGTCGTGGTGTTCTCGAAGCAGAGGCTTCCGCTCTTGGGAGCGCCCCCCCTATTCTGTACCGGCGGAGCGTCAAGGGCTTTGACCTCCTCCGGCGGTTCTTCGTCTTCCGGCGCGGACGGTTTTGTTTCCGTCGGCGCTTCTACGGGATCGGCTTTTGGCTCTTCGGCGCAAAAGGCACGGAATCCGCCGTTGTTGGTGTTTGCCAATCCTCCTCTGTGCGGAAACTTAATGCCGAGTTTCTTTGTTTCCAGTCCTACAGAATTAACGGAAACGCCAAACATCACAGCGAGGTCTTTCTGCATCACGCCAAAACGTTTTTGCAGATTCTCTATGTACTCCCGGCGCACATCGTCCGGGAGCATCTTAAATTCTTTCCACCGCATGGGGCGGTTGAGCGCGTAGATCTTTACTTCGCCGTTCATGGCTTCACGTTCCTTTCTTGTTAGGTAATCGGACGGGAAGAGGACTTTCCCGCCCTTTCCGGCGTGGGTGCGCTTATTGTGGATGCCCCGCGCCGTCCGCTTCTTATCGGCGCAGTCGGAAACGAATACAAATTTTTCGTCCGTCATATCTCCCACCCAAACTCGTCCTTTATGGCATCTCCGACTTCCCAGATGTTGAGGTTCTTGCTGTTCACGCTCTCCCGGATGTTCGCCACCTCCGCCGACAGCTTGTTCACGTCCTCCTGCGTAGGATTGAAGCAGGACATCCATGCCCAGACGAAGATCGTCATGGCGATGGACACGGCCTTGTGCATGGAGACGTCTTTCGGCTTGCGCTTGGATGTACTGCTCATCGGCTTTCCTTTCTCCGTAGCTGCAAAAATCGTTGTCAAACATACGGAACATATTGGTTCTTCCGTTGATGTCCCGGCAGCAGTAACCGGCAACATGGTGCTTGCACTCGCGGCAATGCACAACCGGCTCATACCCCAACTGCACCGCCATGCGCTTAAACTGGCTGCGGGTGGGGCGGTCAATATCGACCGTCGGAATCTTTTTCATTTCCTCGATTACCAGATCCGAAACGTATATTCCGTTCTGCGGGCTTTCTGCGTCAATCAAGCGCATGGTCTTTCCCTCCTTCGTATTTGGCGAGCAGCATATTGAGATTGCGCAGTCCTCGCATTGTGACAGCATCGGCTTCGTTGAGAGCGTCGCGCAAGGCGAGGATTTTGGACACGGGAACAGCGGCAACGGTGGGCGCATCCTCTATCAGTTTTCGGGCTTTCCCCGGCTCTCCTTCGTGCTGCCGGTCGTATTCAGCAAGCAGATCGTCAGCGTCAATCAGGCGCATCGGTTTTCCCTCCTTCGTATTTAGCGATCAGCACGTTGAGATCGCGCAGCCCCCGCCTCGTGATAAGATTATCTTCGTACAGGTTGTCGCGTAGTGAGAGAAGTTCGGAGACGGGGACAGCGGCAATGGTAGGCAGATACTCGGCATACTCCAGCACGGATTCAATGCCGAGGACGAAGACCTCGCTCCCGTGTTCCTTGTCGTAGTGGTCGAGCCGAATCGGGAACTTGTTCAGCTCGTCGGCGTCAATCAGCCTTGCCATTCACTACACCCCCCATTCCATCGCCACACACAGCGGGGGCATTTTCCGTAGCAGGGTTTATGCATCGCTGTCACCGCCTTTGTCGTCAGTAAATCGGAGTATTTTGCCACTCTGCAACTCAGGTGTTCCGAAGCATTTTATGCCGAGATTAAAACAAGTGCCGTCATCGCGCAACACAGAAACCGTCATTGCTACGGCGTTGTTTGGCAAATCAAGCGTTCTTTCCATTTTCTTCATCATCCTTTGCTTTTTTGAAATCTCGGAAAGTGCTGATTGCTGCCATTGTTTGAAACATATCAGCGCTCGCCTTAACGAAAGAATCCCGGTCATAGTTTTCTTCGTCGGCGATGTGGATAAGATCATTAAGAAATTTAACGATTGCTTCGCTTAGTTTGTCTCTGGTTTTATCGTCCATCGGTATCATCCTTTCTCTGATAGCAATTCAGCAGCGGGTCTGTCGTTTCGCAGAAGCAGCAGGGCTTTCCGTCCGCAGCGCTCGGTGGGTAGTGGATGCAGGATTCACAGTCGTTCATTCCGAACCTCAACAAATCCAAGTACCGTGTCCACAATCGCCTTATCAATTCGCGCCTGCAAACTGCATCTGTTTTCGCAAACAACAGGCATTTCAGATAGGGACTTGTTATAATAGGCTGTCTTACGGACGACCCACTTACCGTCCCAAAAATCAATAGAATATCCGCTGGATTTCGCCGCCTCCATCTTTGCCGACTTTGCAGTGCCAGTTTTCACAAAGTAGCTTTCTCGCGTTACCCACGGATTTTTGTATATCTTCATTCCGTACCGTCCATTCGTGCGCCGCAATGAGGACAGAACGCGCTTTCTCCCATAAACGTGTTGGGGTTCTGGCAGATGGAACAACTAAATGGTTGATAGAAATCATGCAAAACGCCCTTCCAGTTTTCCCTTTTCACGACCAAAGCCACCCATCTCCCGTGCTGTGCAACTGGCGCATACTGGTTGCACTCTGCACAAGGTTGATTATCAACCGCTCGACAAACGGGGTAATGATCGCATCTTGGGCAAATACTTTCTGCCCCTGCCTTGATTTTCTGGTGGATATCATTCATTTTCTTCACCATCCACTCTCCATCCGTCCATAACCGCACCGCAATGAGGGCAGTAGGGCGTTCGATCAGCAAAACCGATTTCGCAAACAGAGCAGCACTGAATATCTCCTGCAAACTCTGCGTGAAATGGCGTCCATTTTCCATGCCGTACCGGCGCAACGTCGGCGGCAGGAATCCCTTCAACAAAGCACTTCAATGCGACAATTTCAGGCTTCCAAATCGTATCCATGCAAGCGTCCAGATGGTTAGTCACCGTCGCTCGCTTTATGTATTCATCCATCGTTTTCTCCTTTCGGTGCTTCATTCCGCACCGTCCATCTTTGCCCCGCAGTTGGGGCAGTAGTTCGGAACGATTCCAACGGTAGGATATTTCTCGCCGCAAATACTGCAAGTTGCTGTCTCCCAAAACCCGCCTTGTTTATCTGCCCACCACCCATGCCATACAGGAGCAACGTCGGCGGCGGGAATTTCATAGAGCGCGTTTCTTGTCGCTTCATAGTTGCCGTAAGAAAGCTGCACCGCTCTTATTGCTTCGTGCCGTGAAATGTATTCATCCATTATCTGCATCTCCTTTGATACCGCCCATTTTCAGCATCTTTGCTTCTCCGCCGCAGAACGGGCAAGGTTTAAGCTCCTCCATTGTCAGCCCTCCACAAACAGCAGTTTATACGCTGCCATCAAGTTTTCATCGTCTGTCTGAAATTCCGTGCAGCAGTTCCAGACCTTGGTTTTCCCGTTCTTATCTACCAGACGGACAATTTTTTCAGACGGGAACGGTTCACCAAATCTAGCATATTCCATCGCATCCCAAATCGGACAGCCGCCATTTTCCGGGAACTCCGGGAATCCGTCGTCCTCTCGGGTTTTCCCTTTGCTGCATCGTTGGCAGAAATTGTAAAGAAAGATTTCGTATTCTGTGCCGCTGCTAAACCGCGTAGATGGTTCTATTGTCATAATTCATTCTCCCTTCCATACTGGCCGGCTTTTCTTCCACTTGCGCCAGCGGATAAAGCGCCACCGGGGCGGCTCGCTGTCCAGCCACTTGTTGAAATGCGCGATGTACTCAAGGCGCAGATTGTACCGGCGCTTCTTTTCCTGTTTTTCGTTCACGAGATCAGCTCCTTTTCGTATTTGCAGAATGTCATGTCGCAGTCCTTCCTGTCCGCGCACACGCTGCATCCGTGCGCTTTGGAAAAGCGGAAAAACTCTGCGGCGGTTCTTGTTGGGTAAACTTTGCGGACAGGGGCCGGTTTCGCGCTTTTCGGCTTCTTGACTTCCACAGGCGCTTTTTTCGGCTTTCTTCCCTGCCTCATGTGTTCGGCTCTGGCCGCTCTCACTTCGTTTGCGAGACAGCCGCAGGATCGCGTTTGGCCGTAAATGATGTTGTTCTGCATGACCGTTTTTTCTGTTCCGCAGTCGCACCGGACGCGCCAGAAAATGAAGCCCTTTCTGTCCGGCACATCGGCAAGGCCGAGGTTAACGAGCCGCCCGAACCGCTGACCTGTCAGGTCTTTTCTCGGTCTTGCTTTCAGAACTTCCCTTGCTTTTTCGAGCTTTGCCCGCGAAGCGTCGGAGTTCAGACAGCCGCAGGATTTTGTATTTCCGCTCCGCAGGGAATACCCGGCGGCGACCTTTTCTTTTCCGCAATCGCATTTGCAGAGCCAGTGTGCGCCGTCGTTCTCGGAGTGGTCGTATCGTATGACCGTCAGGCGTCCGAAGCGCTGACCGGTAAGGTCAATTCGTTTCATCCGAGCCTCCGCTTGGCGTAGAGCGCCATGAGTAAAGATTCCACCATTCCGTCATGCTCCTTGCGGCAGCCCGGCGGAATCAAATTCACGCCGGGGAAGAGCCGCTTGCAGACCTCTATGGACGTGTTCTTGTCGGCGGTGACGGAAAATTCTTTCTTCCACTTCTGCGGGCGGACGAGCTCATAGGGAACGCCGAACGCTTCCAACGTCCCCTGTATCCAGCCGAAGCCCTCGCCTAAGTGGAACATAGAGGTCACTCCCTGCCCAGGCATGGCGCTGACGTGCTCCAAGCAGCACAGCGCCTTTTCTCCGCGCAGGTCGGAGAGGACGCAGCGGTAGGTGTCTCTGTCATACCAGAACGTCTGGACTTCCTCCCCTTGCAGAATGGCAAGTCCGCCGTTCTTGCCGGGGTCTATACCGACGTAGATCATTCTTCCGCCTCTACGATCTCACCGTTTCTGGCGGCAAATGCCTCTTCCGTCTGTCGGATGATTCCGCTGCCGTAGGAATCGCGCGTCAGAGCGAAGAACTCTTCGGGCGTCAGCTCATCGCGGTCGATGTCAATGTCATGCTGCTTGGCGAACTCTCTCCGCCCCTTCTCGCAGCTTCCGGTCAGCCGGTGGTGCCACGAGAAAAAGTCCATGGCCGGGCGCTTTACGCCGGGCTTGAACTCTTTGCAGAACGCTGCGATGCGCTCATCCGTCGGCATATCATCAAACAGCTTTTCGAGCAGCGCTTCCCGCGCCTTGTGCAACGTCTCGCCGTGGGCAAATGTGTTGCCCTGCTTACACACAAAGGTCGGGGCAAGCAAAAAATCGGGGCCAACGATAAAGCCCTTGGCAACGTTGCCGATGATGCGCGTGAGAATCGTCGGTACGCCGTCGATCATATCGACCGACTGACCGTTAAAAGATTTTATTCCATCGCCAGAATCATGACCGCAACCGGAGCCGTCGTCACAGCCAGAGCTGGAGACGTAACCACAGCCGCATCCGTGGCCGGAGATGGAGCCGGCGCCCGAGCCATATCCACGCCCCAAACCAGAAACAGCGCCATATTCAGAACATGATCCAAACCCCGATCCAAAAGGAGAACCTGAACCAGAACCTGACCCACAACCGTTGCCTTCGAAATAATCCGTATGGAGGAACGCCTCCCGCGTCAGCACTTCCATTCGTACACCGCCTTGATGCTCGCTTCGGCCTTCTCCGTGCAGGGGATGATCTCAATAGCGTCAAGGATTGTGATTTCCTCCACCGGCGCCGGGAACTTGCATTCTTGTGGCTTGCGCGTGCCGTCAATGGCAAGCTGGGAAATGCTTGCTGCTCCGGCCCAAGACCAAATCCGGCGGCATTCGGTGAGCTGGACTTCCCGCCCATCTCTGGCGGCGAGGTTTCCCGCGAACACGCCGGAGCGGTCTCCGCGGACGATAACGTACTTTCCGATGTTTGTTTCTTTCATGTTGTTTTCCTTCTTTCAAAAAATTTTTAGGATTTCAAAATTTCATTGGCAAACTGCCGTTTTTCTCTTCCCCTGTCGGCTCGCAGATCACCGCCCTTGCAGCGGAACTGCGGCGCTTCCCCGTTCAGGCGGGAGAAAATGCGCTGATATGTCAGATTGTCCGTCGGCTGGGTGATGTCTATGTTCGTCGTGATGATCGTAGGCAGGCGCGATCTAATGCGGTCGTCGATGATCTGAAACATCTTTTCTGCGGCGTATTCCGTGTTGCGCTCTGCGCCGAAATCATCCAGCACCACAAGCTCAAACGTCGCCAGCCGGTTGCGGATGATGTCGGCCTCGTCAAACATCCGGTCGAGTAAATTGACCGTTGAGACCATCCAGACGCGATACCCTCTGTCTAAAAGCTCATTGGCAATGCTCGCCGCAGCATAGGTCTTGCCGCATCCGACAGCGCCGGAGAGCGTGAACGATAGGCCGTTTTCCAAGATGTCCGTCCAGCGGTGGATGAACTTCTCGGCGAAGAACATGGACGGGTTGCCCGTGGAGTTGTCAAAGGTCATGCCCTCGTATCCGCGCAGCCACTCTGCCCGGCGTTCCTCGTTGAGCCGGCGGAAAGCGTCCTCGGCGGTCTGCTTCCGCTCCTCCGCACCGCACCGGCAGAGGCAGCGGACGATGATCTCTTTTCCGCAGACGTCAATGGCGCATTCTTTCTGCTCGCCGCATTTGCCGCAATGGAGAAAGCCGTCGGAGGCGATGTAATCCTCCGGCATGGCGGGGTTGTTTCGTTTCGCGCGTTCGGCAATGCTGCCGATAATGTCTTCTGTCAGCATGGCAAGTCCTCCATTGCGTCATAGTCTGGTGTCGCAAAGCGACCGGTTTGTTTGGGTTTGTCCTCCCGCCTTTCCCATGTTCGGACGCAGGCTTTCCAGTCTTTCATGGGCTGATTGCCCACTTTCCAGCCCTTGGAGGCGTAGAAGTCAACAAAGCGTTCGGCGTCAACGCGGTTTCCGCGCTCCCGGCAGTAGGCAGCAACCTCTTCCACGGTGGGGTGGTGCGCGCGCGCATTCTCTTTCACACCGTTAGGTGGGAAAGATATGTCCTTGTCTTTGTCCTTGTCCTTGTCTTTGTCCTTGTCCTTGTCCTTGGGGGGCGTTCGGGGGCGTTCGGGGGCGTTCGGTGGCGAATGCCCCCCACCCTTTTCTCCGTTCTCGCGGTTTCGCGCGCATTTGGCGTTGTATTTCTCAATGTCCCTATCGATCTGCGACCTCATGCCGGGGAAGACAAAGCGTTCATTACCGCGGAGTTCCGGAGCTGCGCCGGTCGCGCTGTATTCCAGCAGCGCCCTGAACAGTCTCCCGCACTCCGCGTCATTCAGCGCTTCCATGGTGTCGAGGTAGCTGTGATAGGCATTGAAGCTCTCTAATGCCATTGTGCGCCTCCGTTAAAACGGAAGCTGTCCGTCATCCTCAACCGGCTCGAGCTGTGCGCGCTCGTAGGCTTCCTTCTGGTCGGGCTTGTCCTTTTTGCCGCCGCAGAAGCTGACCTCATCCGCGACGATCTCCGTTGACCGGCGGGCGTTGCCGTTTTTATCCGTCCAATCGCGGTTCTGGATGCGACCGCGGACGCAGATCATGTCGCCCTTGGAAAACCACTTGGATACAAACTCGCCGGTCTCACGCCATGCGGTAATGTCGAAGAAGTCCGTGCCCTCCTTGAAGCGGTCAACGGCGATCGCAAACGACGCGACCGGCGTGTTGTTCGCCGTGTAACGCTTCTCCGGGTCTCGTGTAAGGCGTCCCATGAGGACGCATGTGTTCATTGCCATCTTGGATCATCCTTTCGGTAGATTAACTTTTGTTCGTCCCAGCATCGGTAATGGGCTTTGAGATAGTCCCGGCAGTAGTGCCCGATCTCCTGCCGCATCGTCGCCGTGCCGTTGTCGAATGCATCATGGCAGAGGCGGCAGAGGGTCAGGACGTTTTCCTCGATACCCAGCCCGCCGCGAGAACGGGGAATGTAATGGGCTTCAGGGAGGGCATAGATCGATTTGCAATAAACGCAGCAATGATGGTCGCGTTCCCATACGCGCTCTTTGACGGCCTTGGGAATGGCGCACGCCTTAGCGCGCTTGCTTGAGATTCTTTTCACGTTTTCCCTCCCATTCCCCCAAAAGGGCGGCGAGCTTGTCCGGCGGCATGGTCTCGATGCCAACGGCTTTCGCGTCCTGAATCAGGTTGTCTATAAGGCGGCTCATGGTCGAGCTGGAAAAAACCGAGGAACCGTAGTAGAGGATCACATTCACGCAGCCAGGAATCTTAGACGCTGTGACATCGGACTGCCAGCCGAGGCCGTTTGATGCCCAGACTTGCCGCAGCTCTTCCGCCGCCGCTGACTGGATGCAGACGATCTTCACGTTACCGCCAACGTCGCGGACGGCGCGGCGGTAGATTTCGGACGACGGAACGCCGGTTGCATTGGCGAGCTTGTCGATCAATGTCCAAGCATAAGCGTTCGCGTCGAGGCTGCGTATGTTTTTGGGCTTGATCTCATATTCCCCCGGCGTGAACGCGTAGGCAAAGTGTCTCGCGTCCACGTCCGCGGTATGGAGCTTTAGGTAGCCGCCCTCCCAGACGGCGGAATCGACCTTCACACCCGATCACCCGCGTCTTCGTGGTTAAGGGCTTGTGCCTGTTCCTCGAGCTTTTCCAGCTTGAATCTCTTGCTGATGCAATCTGGGCAGACGCAGACGCCGTAGGCACGTTCGGAATAAGCTTTTACTTCCTCAACCGGCCACACAGTACCGTCCAGCCGTTTCCCCCTTTTCAGAGGCTTGCCGCAGTCGGCGCAAATGGGGGGCGCCTCTTTCGGCGTGGCGGGTTTGTCCGGCGGCTCATATTCGGCGTTCAGGTCGGGGCTGGCATCCTTTGGAAAGCTCCGTTTCGGGTAGGAAAACACAACGCGACCGTCAACGGAGATTTCCAGCGATTTGATGCGCTCTGATGTGTC